GGGCGACTATATTTTCACAGATTTGCATAATAAAAGCCAGACCTTCCAGGAGTTTCTATCCGGCGTGATCTGGCTTGTTATGCGTGTTATTTAATTAACGATTCTGTGTACTTTCAGCCTCTGCCCTTCCTGAGTTCCGTCAGCTCTCGTTATCTGATAGCCTAAAGAAGTTTTAGAAAAATGTCAAGCGGTATTTTAAAAATATTTTTCTTGACAATTTGCCAAAAGCTGTGTTATTAAAATATTAACAGGCTCGGCGGCGGTCTGTACTCTGTCCATAGCCGCCACAAATAAGCATATTAAAAGCCCCTGGATAATTTCCTAGGGCTTTATTTTTATTCTTCCTCTTCTTCCTCTTCTTCCTCTAACCATATTTGACACTGCTTGCCGTCCTCTTCGTAGCTGATAGCCTCGCCAGCTTCCAGGCGTTCCCGCCATTCCTCCGGGTAATTCTCCGGTCTGTAAATACAGTTTCCCGAAAAGAACTGGTTTCCTCTCATTTCGTTAACTACCATTTTTCCTCCTGTCCGCCCCTCCTGGGGCTGTGTAATTGGTTTTCTTTAACTATCTTTATGATATCATAAGTGCATTATATTGTCAATAATATAAGTGCATTATTTTTTATATTTCTCCATTCTTTCAAGCTCTGCCGCTATTACTTCCTTTATAAATGTATTTGGCTTTTCGATTCCTAGCTTTTTCATTTTTTCTTTTGTACCAGCTGGAAATATTATATTTATACGGTCGTTCTTCTTCTCGTATTCTCTAACGGCTTTTCTTTGTGCTTCTGTTGTCTTTAATTCTTCCATATTGTAAGCCCTCCTTTTTATAATGATAATATCATAAGTGCATTATATTGTCAATAATATAAGTGCATTATACACAATGTACAATTAAGCGCCACTATATAAGTGCATTATTTAGTTATTATTCCATATTGTATAAGTGCATTATATGTGGTATTATAATATCAACAAAGGAACAAAAGAAACAAACAACCGGAACCGCCCGAACCACTCAAGCCAATGAGGACATAAGGAAAACGGACTGATTAATTGAAAAATTCTAGTTCCCAGAAAATAAAAAAGCCCGGCGATCTTCCAAACCAAACCGGGCACCAAACTAAAAAGAAAGGCAACCCTATTATAACAGGGGCGATGGTAAAAAACAATGAAAAAAATCGAAACATTAGTAATCAGAGGTCGTAGATGGTTTCAGAAATTATACGGAAACACTTATCACACAGTAACGGTTGTTGTAAATGGCCATGTTTTAAAAAGTAATATTCAATACGGTTATGGCACTCAGTACCTTGTTACTGCCGCCGATCTTCTCCGTGAAAATGGATATGATATTCCAGAAAATAACCTGGAAGCATTGAGAACTTTAAAAGAACTTTCCGAAAATGATTATGAGGTCGTTGACGTTCCGAGAAAAAAAGATTTATAGGAGGTATAACCGTGAATAACAAGTATTTAAATTTCCTTAACTGGGCAGTATTTACAATGATAGATAGAAAAACACAGGACGATCACAAGAGCAAGATTCAAGTTTGCGGATTATTCCGCAGCCCGGTTTTAGCTGAGGAAAGTTTTTTACCTAATTTGCCAAACCCGGAAGTTAAACGGTATCTGCTCCATGTGGACGATCTGGAGCGGTTCGAAGAGTTTTATAATTTCATCCAGGATCTTAACGAGAAATACGGTGATTACGCAATATTTCATGTTAAAGATGGAAATTTCACAGTTGACGAAGAAAACAAATTCCGCTATATGCTTCATATTTGGACAGATACAAAAATTAGAGGGGTTGACATGTTTTGAAAATTAACGCATTTACTTTAGTGTCCGATTTACCAGAGCACATTAAACAGAAGATTTTACAGGAAGCACGGCAGACTTTTGAGGGTTTGTCTTATCCTGTGGATATCCAAGAGGAGATTGAGACAGTGAAAAATTCTAAAATGTGTGATATTGAATGCACGGTTGATGTGCAGAAGTATTATACAGAACGTGTCAAATAGAAAGGAGAGCGAAGGCATGGGAAATAACTATATTATTCATTTGCAAACCGGAAATAGAATAATTACAGAAGAAGAAGCGATAGCTAACGCAGAAGAGCAGAAAGCTAAAGGAATAAAACCGCATTATGTGCTTTTTGACGGTGATAAAAAGGAAAAGCTTTCAAATCCCGGCTGGCTGATCTGGTCAACTTGGGAAGATGGTGCAGGCGTTGTGGTTCCTCGCGATGACGGAAAGCTTGTTTTACTTACTGGCTGGCAGTCTAATTTAGCATACTGTTAGGCGTGATGATCTTCTGCCCGGTTCGATTCCGGGGCGCGTCTTTTTATCAAAATTATGGAGGTTAAAAGAATGAAAAACTATAATGTATATTATTCTGGAGGATCAAAAATAACAATAGTAAAAGCAAGTTGTGTTATAAAAGCTTGCAAAGCCTTTATGGAACAATTTAATAAGCCTTACAAAATAGAAAAATATGGTTATGATTATGCAGCTATCAGATTTTGTGATAATTACTCTATATGCAGTGATTATGTAGTGATTTCAGAATGATTTTATTATTTCCTGGCTCCCAGGGTGAAGGGAAGAAAGAAAAAAATATGGACTTAATGCAAATAATAAGTTATATACGTGAAAAACATTTGGAAGCTGAGTTTAATAAATTTAGAAATTATCGGTGCATTTCTAGTGTAGAACCTATAGAAACAACATTAATTCTATTTTATAAAAATCAAAAAGCATCATCGAAATAGATTTCCACCGCTTACCAGCTACCAGGCTGGCGGCACGTTCACGGCGTGCAAGCGGTTTTTTTGGCATTCTGTCAGTAGTACCTTGGCAATTTAATAGCACAAGTCAGCAAATAAGCAAGCTATTTAAGCCGCAAATGGCTTTTAATGCTGTTAATGGGGATTTATGCCACTATTGCATTATAAGCCGTTTATGAGCCTTTAAATGCGTTACATGGTTTATTGACTGTCTGCGGCTATGGGTGTATAATAGCCTTGTGTAGCTATGTGCGGCTATGCCTTATTTGCGTACCTTTCCAACAGGCGCATTATGTCCTCTTATGTGCGTAGCTTGTACAGGCTTCCCGGTGATCTGTCGCAGCTGTCCGGGTTATATATCAATTAGGGATATACAACTATATTGTGATATGCTCGTATAACGCCGTATTTGCCATTTTAAGGTGTTTTATAATCGTAGTCAATAAAATATAGGTTAAATACGTTACAAGCCATTTAAGACTTATTTTGCAAGAGTATTATTGTATTTTAACGCCACGTTATATGTTACTTGTTGCTATGGCCTATTATCTGTGGGCGGTTGGTTCTGGTCTGCCAGGTCTACGGCTGGCGGTTGACTTCGTTGGCGTTCAATCGTTCCCGGCGCTGTCCAGGCTTCATAAGCTCGGCATGGTATCGGCTCCCGGTGGTGTATTTGTTTGATTTGCAGCAATAAATACTCGTAGCTGCTCACAGCTTCAATAGTTACAACTAACTTGTAAACGGTTCCCAAATTTCAGCATCATTTTGGAAACCAAAAAATCACGGAAATTAAGAAAAAAAGTGGCAATCAGAAAATTTCTCGCATTTTCTAGTTACCACTTAAATTTTAATTTTGCACAAATATTTCTATAGCGTAAAGTTCTGAATGATTCAAAATTCACAATTTATTTAATCCTTCTTTCTTACGTGTTCCATATCTTCTGTGAGATGATTTCTCTAAACGTTCCGTCCTTTTTGTTTGGGACTTTGAAAGTTTTTTCTTTCTCTGGTAATTGTCAGTCGTTGTTCCCATTCATACCCTCCTTGTTAATTTTCTGATTCCTAGTCTCAAAGTTTACAATTTCCGTGTCTGTTTCCAGTTCTTCCGGGATTCTTCCAATAATGATAACTCGAAGCGGCTTCAATCTCCGTTCCATCTCCTTGAAACCAACGCAAAATTCCAACCGTGCTGCCCTACTCTTTACTCTTCCATTGGTACAACAGGCAACTGTGCTTCCCTCCGGCAGTCCATCAAAGCACCAGTCCCAACAGTATTCCGGTAATATGCTTACGTTCGGAATTACAGGAATATCGTTCAAGATCATGTAGTGAGCCAACGCGTGATTGCGGTATTTATTCCACAAGCACATTGCCAGTGGCATTCCATTCTTTCCTACCGATATGCTGAAATCTGGCATAATGACTGCATGAAAACATTTTAAATGCTCTATATACTTGTCTGGCTGATTCCATAATCTTTGAAACTGTACATCGTCCACATAGAAGTTTACATCCAGTTCCCGGTGGTTCTTAATCTTCCGGCTAAAGCTCTCCGTAAAGTCTACAGTATCTTTGCCGGGATGAATAAAAGTCTTTTGAATTTTCGGGATTCCGTACTTACCTTCAAGGTCTGCATCCGTGATTAAAAACTCTTTCATTACGTCATAAGCTGTATGTATCATTGATTCCACTCCCATTTTTTCTCTTATAGTGCTAAAAGGTACTTATACTTGAAAAATACCATATCTTGTGTCTTAATGCAAGTTTTTCTACTAAATATCTTGTGTTGTTCTGAATGTAGAGTAAAAATCATATCGTCAGAACGGCGCAAGGGAAACCCCCATTTTTCAAGGCTTCCAGACCTTAATTGAAATGTCAGTGTTGCACATGTAACCGCCAACGGTTCAACGGTAATTTTCTCAAAAAGTTCATTGACAATCTGCCTGTTAATGTCCTGTGGAGTAACGCCTTTAAACTTTTCTAACTGTTCTTTAATAGCACTTAATTGTATTTCTACTGGCTCTGGACTTTTTGTATTTTGGATTTCTAGAATATGGCTCTCAATCTGTTTTATCTGCTTCACGTATTCTTTATTTCTTGAAATAAACTCATCATCAGATATTTTTCCATCCAGATTATATTCCAGTATTTTTTCACGTTTTTGTTTTAAAAGATCAATCTGTTTTTCAAGTCGTGAGATTTCGTTTTTATTGTCTGGAATATTTTTTATCGAGGACTGCAAAATTTCAAAATATTCCTCCAAAATGCTATCAATGTTTTCAGAAGATTTATTTATTAATTCTGCGATTACTTCTTTCAGTTCTGATTCTGCCAGCCCGAAAGAATTGCACGAAGCCGCTCCGTTTTTTATTTTATAGCTGCATACCCATCGAACGTCTTCTTTTCCTCTGATATAATGTTGCTTCATCCAGTATGGAGCTCCGTCATTTGCGCAGAAAAGTTTTCCGGTGAAAATATTTTCACTCTTAAAAGAGGTTCTTCTTGATTTTATAGCTTCTCCACGCTCTCTTAAATATGCGTTTGCCTTTTCCCAGGTAGTTTCATCAATGATCTGCGGTACTCTGGAACCATCATCCTTAAACATTATCCATTCTGACTGCGGAAGAAATTCTTGTTTCTTTGTGAACATATCGACAACCTTTACTTTTCCTCCACAATAGTATCCTTTGTATTTTGGATTCCGAATAATATTTTTTATGACATCCCGGTTGATTTTCCCACCTTTGAAACTTCTGTATCCCATATCCCAGAGCTTTTTTTCGATTCTTGGCGTAGATATTCCGGAAGCGTAATCTTGAAAAATCATTCGAACCATGTCCGCTTCTTCTGGAACCAGTTCGAGTTTTCCTTGATTGTTTGAGTATCCATACATTCTGTGCCCGAGAACAACACCATTTTTGATTGACTGTGCGTGTCCAAATTTTACTCTTGAAGAAAGTTTGCGGATTTCGTCCTGTGCAACTCCGGCCATAATAGTAAGTCTGAACTCACTATCATCATCAATAGTGTTAATTCCATCATTTTGGAACCACACGCATACGCCGTAAGATAACAATTTCCTGGTATATTGGATGCTGTCAAGAGTATTTCGTGCAAATCTTGAAATTTCTTTCGTAATAATCATGTCAATTTTTCCGAGCTTTGCATCTCTGAGCATTCTTTGAAATTCTTCTCTTTTATCCGCATGTATTCCAGAAATACCATCATCAATGTAAGAACCAGCAAACTTCCATCTGTTGTTAGAATGTATCAGCTCTTCAAAATGTTCCTCCTGGTGCTTAATGGATGCTTGCTGTTCAACTTTTTCAGTAGAAACCCTGGCATAATAAGCAACATTTAGTTCAATGTCGTAAATAGAGCAATTTCTTAATTTTTCTCTGACATAATAAATATTCATAGTGCATTTCTCCCTTAATAAACAGGGAGTGGAATCATACAAAGTATAACACCTCATATAACTCCACTCAATACATTTTCGTTACTTTCTAATGCTGATTTCAGCTTTAATTCTATCTCTTGTTTTCTCGTCTATCAGACCGAGCGAGAACATTCTTTCGTTTATGGCATACAATATAGCTTTTTCCATTAATTGTCCCTCCATATAATTATCTCGTTTTAAGCGCTGTTTTTCTTTATCTTTTGTATGCCCTATAATTTCTACCATTATTCTCTTTTGAACGATTCTGCACTATTTTAAGTACACAATTATCACGTTTTACAACAAATCAAAGATGTTTACCTGTCCATCAATCTGAGATTCTTCCAGGTTGTAAAATTTGCAAGCTATATAATCTGGGTTCCAATCAATTTCCAGTTCGTATTGTAAACACCGCGGATGCTTACCACCACGGAAGAATCTGCATTCCGAACAGGTATGCTGATAAGCTGTACCTCCAGATCGCTTATACATTTCGCTTATCTTCCTCATAGAATCACTCGCTTTACTCTTGACTTTCCTCTCGCTTTCTTCTTGAAGATACCATTTTTAACACAATCCCTCGGATCACATCCTCTGCTATGTTCTTCGATCAAGATATAATCACAGGTTGCATTTGTACTCCATGCATTTTCGCTCTTGCTGTAATAGTCGCATTTTGAGCATTGTCTCCGCTTTAAGCCTATAATTTCAGTGCTTTTTAATTCTCTCCATGGTTTTCTATCTGGCATTTTTCCACACCTCCCAATCTGGCAGAATCTATAATTTTTAAAAGGTCTGGACTTAGTTTTCTTCGTTCCTGTTCTCTCTGCACTTCTGCCCGATACGTCCTTTGAAAATTTGACTGAACTACACTCCACCATGTACCATCCACATTTTCAGATACCGCCCATTCTCTAAGCTGTGCCGGGCTTGATACCGCTTTCTGGATGATTTTTGGGAGCTTATCAAACTCTGTTTCTGCATATAATGCAGAGCTTTGAATGGCTCTGCGCACCATTTCCCATGCTTCTGTTTCGTTCAGTTCTTCTTTTTGAAGCATAAGGCTCTGCGCGCATTGCCGTAATGCAGCTATTGTAGGCTCTTTACATTCTGTCTGCATATATTTCTTTAACCCAAAACTTAAAAGCTTGTAATCTAGGTCTTTCAAAAGTCCGTACCATGTATCAAAAGCATTCTGATCTGGAAGAAATGATGGAGAAGTGTACACAGCTTTCATTGCCTTTACCAGTACCGCCCATTCTTCCCTTGTCATACCCAATTATCCACCTCGCTTACTCTATTTTGGATTTTCTCCATGTAGCTGCACGGTCTATTCGTAGACTTGTCCGCATATTGCCCTTCAAATACTTTTGCGAAATTTCCAGGCTTCAAGAACCAATCAAACGTAACCATCCAACCATTTTTATTCTGCCCCTGTAAGAAACTACTATGGCGAATGTTCTCAATGGCTTCTAAGATATCATCTATATGGTTCTGACGGATTCTGGCTTTCACTGCTTGTTCTCGTTTTGGTGTCATTCTTTTTACAGGGTTGATACCAAATTCTTCCAGGCTGTTCCATTCGGTGATAATTCGTTGGACGTCAGTCTGACGAATAGTATCTTTAGATACTATTAAATCATTCTCTTCTTCTATTTCTTTTTCTTTATTATCTAATTCTTTTTTATCTAGTTCTTTATTATATACTTCTGCCGAGCTAACGTTAGTTTTACTGTTAGCTTTACCGTAAAGTTTACTGTTAGTTTTACACTCTATTTTGTCTTTCTGCTTTTTTCGATATTCTTGCATATAGTTTCGCATATATTGGCTTTTTTGCTCAATTTTATCAAGATTTTGATATTTTCCCCAGTTCGGAATTGTGTAAACTCCGGAAACAATTTCGATCATTCCGTAGTTCTCAAATGTTTTTAACGCTAATCGAACCGTGTTAATATCTCTCCTGAATACTGTCGCTAACATTTCATCAGTATATGCAATCTTATCGTTTAGGATAAAAACACCGCTGTTGTTATTTTTTCCGGCTAAGCACAACAATTTAAACCAGATTACGATAATGCTGTCCGCACTTGGCAAATTTTCAATTAGCATTATTTTTTCATCATCAAAAATGTCTGAACATATTTTTATCCATTTTACAGCGCTTGCCAATTTTGAAATTCCTTTCTCCAATCTCTGGATTTTTAAAAAGTGTTTATTTTAATTCAACTTCAATTCCATTGATTTTCAGTTCTCCATTTACCGGAACCACAAGAGATGGAACGCCGTTTATTTCTTTCAATTCAATCAGAGCAATTTTATCCGGCTGGATGCAGATTGTTGCATCTGGTGTTACAATTTTTGCAGTTTTTGAATTGTGGATATTGTCAAGTGCAGCAGGCTCATTACTGAAATACGTTTCCCAGTTTTCCTTGAAATCTGATAACTTCTCGCCTGGAACTCCGCAATATTCAAAAATCTGTTCCATTTCGTCACATGATACAGTTATCATCTCCGGGCTGTCTTTCTTCTGTTCTCTTACTTCCTGCAAAGATTCAATTAGGCTTTCAGTGAAATTGAATGTTGTATTTCCTTCGAAATTGTCCATGATAAAATCTGAAAAGACATTGATCTCATTGCCGGGTATACGTGGAATTGGTGTGCCAAGAACGTTTTCGATGAAGTCTGGATGAATATTCTTTATGTTTTTGTTGAAATACAAAGTTCCATGAATATCAGTACTTCTGTCATTGAATACAGGGAATAAGAATCCTGTTTCTGGTCTTGAGACTACCCAATCACGAATTCTGCCTTTGATGTTATTTTCAGCCACATCATAGCTAAGCCCAGCCTTTGAAAGATTTACTGGACAAATGCTGCACAGAATGTGTTCATAAATTTCTTCTGATGCATCGTGCATTTCGGTTCCATCAGAAGCTTTTCCTGGAATATCATATACTGCATGAATGAGAACTATGTAGTAATTTTCTGGATAATCGTAATTTTCAATCACTTTGTCGTAAAACTCATCCAAAAGATCATCATCTTTAAGCTTACTTGCTCTGATCCGCATAAGAAATTCCTGTGTTCCACCCTCTTTTTCCTGTGCTAATGGGAATTCAAGATTCATAAGGCTTTTTCCAAGTCTGCCAGACATGGTTTTCTTGAAAATGTCAAAATACTTAAACATTTCTTCCTCTGGAAGGGAAAGGAAAGCTTCTTTAATTTTGGTTTTCTTATTTTTTTCTGCATCCACATAACAACCACAAATGCGTGTGATTGCACAATTGGCTGGTGTAAACTGCTTCTTGATCTCTGCGATTTCTTTCTTATTCATGATTAATCCTCCGCTCCAAATATTTTTCTTAAATTGTTCTGGTAATTCTTCACTGTTTGTTCGATAGTGTTATAAGTTGGTCTTAATCTGCATCTTTCTTTGTAACCATCGCATCTTGTTCCAAAAAGAATGGAATTTCGACATATTCCATCTTGACTAGCGCAACATTTATTCATTCTTCTTCATCCTTTCTGCTTCTCTCGCCTGTTTCTTTTCAATCCACTTATTAATTTTCTCATCAGAAATCATGTACATTTGCTTTAACATTTCGATGCAGATCAATACATCTGCAATTTCTTCTATCATGTTATCACGGTTGATTTTTCCACGTTTTGCCTTGCTGATTGCCTGGATAAGTTCGGCGCATTCTTCCATACAGACTGTACTTTGATTATTTTTGCCGTAATGCAAAATACTTTCTGCGATAACACCTTTATTAATCTTTATCCCTGTGATTAATCCGGCAAGAGCCTTTGCTCCAGAATCACACGCCCATGCTTCCTTGAGATATTTTTTCTGCCATTCATCTTTGTTTTCAGAACTTTCAAGGAAACATAAATGCTGGTCTCTCATATCGGATAATATGTCTTTTGCTTCTTCTGGTTTCATATTAATTTCCTCTTCATCATCAATCTCAACAATTTTTAAGTCTGCGAAATCACAACCCATTGCGAATCCGTCAATCATTTTCTTCTTAACTCCAAATACCTCTATCATGTAAGAATTATTTTCCATGATTTTTATTACATCTGACTTTTTAACATATTCAGCCATTTTTCATCTCCTCCAGTTTTTTCTCAGCCTCTTCACGGGTGAGGAATACTGTTTTACCGATTTTATCTATATCCGACAACTTAAATACGCACTTGTCGATTGCACATGGCGTCTTATTTGGAATGCCTAAGATGTAATATACTTCTGTTCCAACCTTACACGGTAATCTCACAAGCAAGCCCTGTTCTTCTAAGTCTTTATATTTCTTCAACTCTTTCTGCATTATCGATAATTTAGTAAGCTCTAATCCAGTAAATGTACCGTTTTCTTTGAGTTCCTTTAATTCTTTTAAAGTTCCAATATCTTTGTAAGACTTTAATTCTTCAAGCCACTCTGCGATTTGTTCATACTCCTTTACATATTGATTTCGTATATCTGCATTTAACTCATTTGCATCTTCTGAACCCATATCTGCATTCTCGATACTCCATTTATAACGATTTGCAACTATCTTTAACTGTTTAATACCATCATCAATTAGAAATCTCTCCATCTACTTCACCTCTTCCATCTGACTTTCTACAGTATCTGCAAGTAACTTCAAGGACTTAATAAACGAGTCCGTCAATGCTGTTTTGTATGGGCTTTTAGTGAATGTTCTGACAAGGCTTACTGCATCCTTGATTTTTTCTTCATCTTCGACGATTTCAGATGCTTCACACAATGTTTTTTCATTGTCTCTGTAAGTAACAACCTTGCTACTATAAAAATTCAATAAGTTTGGAAACGGAATTTCGATAGGGTTTAAATGGTCTTCTCTCGCCCATGTGAATCCCTGAAGCTTTGCCATTTTTATAACACTCAAATATTCTCCCTGTGTCTTTACGAACACGCTCTTCCCTGTTAAATCAATCATCAAAATTTCCTCCTGTAATCTCATCAATACACTGGTTCCATCCTTCTGCAAAGCCAGCATCAGACGTATTAGCTGGATAATCTCCATTGTCTTTTTCTGGCAAATCCATAAGCGGACACCAGTCTGGTCTTGATTTACTTTCACAATCATAATGTTCTTCTGTCATCAGAATTACATCGCAATCTAAACAGTCAGCTAATTCACACAAACCCTCATATTCAAGAGCGCTACAGTATGCAGTTCCGAACGGGCAAACATAGCAATTCTCTGGTGTTTCCATCACTAATACTGATTTACTCATGATTCCTCCTCAAGGCAACAATACACTATTGGATCGCCAGTATCACAATCACAATTGTTATAATCAATGTCTTCCAATGCTTTACTTTTTGCTATTTCTATGGCCTCTTCCTTTGTTTCAGCTATAATTCCGTCATAATCAATTGATAATCTCATGCTAACACTTACATCCCATTTACTCATTTGATTCCTCCTGTAATAATTCTGGATTGTCGAAGATATTCCCTCTGACATAAGTTTCTTTGCACCAATATCCAAGTTCATGTCGATAATAGAAATCTTCTGGAAATGCTGCGTAAAATCCTTGATTGTAATCGCCACTTGCGAAACATGTACCATAGAATCCAAATTTAACCTGTGCATATTCGTCGGACCGCGTTTTTAAAATATCATTTTCCCAAATTTTATTGCCATTCTTGTCGCAAAGTCCTGTGAACTGGCAGAGTGTTTCTGGAACAATTTCCGCATATTCCCATACTTTATAACTATCAGCGTGAAAGATTAAATGTTCTTCGTTGCATAAGAAGTCATATTTTTTCCAATAATATCCCTCAAACCATTTTCCATTATCTTTCCGCTTTGCCTTGAAAAGAATTTCTCTCATATCACACCTCCTTCGGTTTTTCGCACCGCTCAAACTCGATCACCCAGACCCACGGGTTCGCATTCCAGCCGTAGCGATCAAGGTCTGATTTCTTAATGGTGGAATCCCAAATTTTAGCGAATCTTTCTATCGCTGTACGCCACATTTTTTCTTCCCAACCAACGTTTTTTCCATTCTTCCAATTTGCTCCCTCTGCTTTTGCGCCATCTTCTGTGATATTCTGTAACCGCTCCACGCTCACATTCGTAACCTTCAGCCAGATACGAGCAGCTTTTTTCGGCATGTGGATTGATGGTTTCCACGGCTCTTCTGCGTCTTCAGAATTTGCAATGCTAGCCTTATATCCATAGTGTTCTTCCAGATGGCACCCTTCACCTTTTCCAACCCGCTTTGTATATCTGTGCCAAGTCTCACGAACATACAGGATATCTTCCGGCTGATATGGCGATCTTCTTTCCGGCTCCAACGGATAACCACATCTTGCACAGTATACGTTCTCTGCCAGGTTATCATATATGTATTCGTTGTGAACATATTTGCAATTCGGGCACTCTTCCCATTGCGGTTTTACAATTCTTCTGGTACAGCTTTTTCTTCCGTCCAGAATTGCTCGAACCATTTGGGTGTTGAATAAAATCGGTTTAGTTGCCATCTACTCCACCGCCTTTCACAATTTCTATCGCCCTGCTCAGTCCAGCATTGTATCCTTGATGCACATCAGATAAGATACATTCTGATTCAATGAATTTGTCTCTTTTCAATTCGTTGATAACCTTATCCACATCAAAAGCTGTCGGCTGCTCATCCACAATATGTATATATCTGTCTATAATCTTCTGTATTGGTTCTCCTAAGATATTTTGAAGCAGTATGTCTTTTTTTAGTTTATCTGCGTCGATTAACCGCATTTCTTAGTCCTCCTTATATGGTTCTGGAAGTGGTCGCCATGCCGTAATATCAATCCAATCATAATTGCTATCAAGATAATATCCGTCACAATCAATAAAGCTTGTATCTTGCCATGTTGTTTCTCCGTTAGTAACCAATATTTCTTGTCCATCATCTGGCATTTTGCAGTCAAGCATATACCGTATATCATTTGATATGGATTCTTCGGCGCGTTCTTTTTTTGATATCTGATGATATTTTACCGGAATCCACCCATTTTCTTTCTCATCCTCTTCCAGATCATCCTTAATCTGTTCTATCATTTCCAGAACATCGCTTGCTAAAACCATCTGGTGGTCATCCGCAAGTTTCTTCGTGAAATCATGATAATCTGATAATCTGTCTTTGATATGGCTCATACTTCTACCTTCGAATCCTCTGGTATCTGGAATACCATTTTCTTCATAAATGTATTTCTAATGACTTTTGCAATTGATGTATTTTCTTTTTCCTGCTGAGATTTATTACCAGCTTTGCAAACATCATGAAGAAGAATTTCGTTTAATTTTGCATCTGCATAGGCTTCCTGAATCATATCCAGTACTTTCATGGCTTTTGCTTCTGATTCGTAAGTTCCAAGACATATATAAACATCATCAAAAACTTGTGATGTGTCATAGCACACAACCATCATTCCAGATACTTGAATAGTTATTGTAGTCATATCTACAAGACATTTTTTATTCTGGCTTCTGATTAACATTTTGTGTCCTCCTAATATCTGTCAAATTCAATGTTTGTGTCTGAATAGAATTTGTAAGCATCTTCTCTGATTTTCTTAACTTCACGCATGATAACTTCTTTCGCCTTTCTGACAGCTTCGTCAAAATCTTCTGTTTCAAGATCATAGTTATAAATGCTCAGTGCCTTGCTATTGAGAAACAGTTCATCTCCGCAACCGGCATATTTGTGAATACTGATTCCTAAAGAATTATCTTTCAATGTAAAAATACTTCCAGTTTTAGGTTCTTTGTTAAAATTGGCATTACTTTTGAATTCCATTTTGTGTCCTCCTTATTCGATGAAACTCGTTCCGCACTGGCAATGATAACTAATATGTCCGTTATATTTGCTCACGTTCGCAATTACCTTTCTACCGCATGAAAAACAAGTTACCTCTTTTGTCAGCGGCTTTTCGTATTCTTCTACTTCTTTATCTTGAATAAACCTCTGACCGCACCAGTGGCACTGCTTAGTGCTGTACGGCCTCTCTCCACAAATAGGACATTCTGGAATTATTCCGTAACCATCATTTATGATTGGGAGTTTTATCGGCTCTCGCTTTGAATAGATATTCCAGAGTTCTTTTCTGCGGTTTTCTCCGTCTTGCTCTATTAAAGCCTTGTACTTCTCTTCCTCTTCTTTGTCCCAGTAAATGACACAGGCTTTGTCTTCTGGTGAAATGTCTTTGGTGTACGGCTGTGTCGTGCAATGATAGCCTGTTTCGCCCTTCCTTTTTCTTGACTGACATCTCATGCAGCCACCGCATTTTTTATCCATCAATTCTTCTGGATAAATGCTTGTGCTGGAACGTCTTTCTCTCTCTGGCATTCCGTCACTGAATTTAATTTCACTCATTATTTGTCCTCCTCCTTCAACATCGGAAACAGCCATCCTGTCTTTTCGTTCAATGCAATCCAATCAAAATTTAGCTCTGATAATTGATACTCTTTATTGCATTTTTCGCAGGTGAATCCTTTCGTTTTACTGTATTGCCCTATAATTCCACCGCATCCACATCTACAGTGTTTATAATCCATTTCCATCCTCACTTACGCTCCAAATCTTCTGACCAATTCTTTATTTAAATCTGGAATCCGCACATCTGTTTCGGATTCCAACTCTTCAACCATGCTCATAAAACTTCTTTCTCCACGGTTCGCTTGGCCCACAAACTCATTTGCACAATTAATTACGTCCAAAAGTCTTTTAGTGGAAAAGCCATGCAATTTCCGTAATGCCAGCATGGTTGTTACCGTGTTAATTGTATTCGCCCAATCGTCACCAGTGCTGAATCCATCGTTGTAAGCTTGATCTTGCATAAATTCAAGCTCTTTCCTTGATTTCTGCATCGCTCTTCCGAATGCCTGTGACATTTGGTTGTCGCATTCCAGCACCCTATTTTTCTTTGGCGCTTTCATCTTTAATTTGCTTCCCATATTTTTCCCTTCCGTATCTGTATTCCGTCAAACGGTATGCTCTTGATATTCCCGGATGTTCTGTGGCAATCAGAGAATCCATCTCCAATTGCCGCATATGTCTCTGGACGGTACACTTTGTAAGGTCTGTTCCATCCATAATTTCTTCATAAGAAGGCATATATCCGTGTTTCTCAAAATACTTGACAAGAAATCTGTAAATATCGTTTTTGGCAGATTGTCCCTCATTATATTTCCTCTGACGGTAATTCATACGCAAAACGGCTCTTCTGCCGCAGTATTGCTTTTTTCTGCACGCATTTTATTTAATCTTTCCGCAGCTTTCTTTTTCGTTTCATCGGAATATTTTCTCGGTGGATTGATTTTAATGTAGGAATACGGCAAGTGAGCGAAAATAGATCCATCATTATTTCTGGCAATAATTTTCACATCATCTGGAAATTCCTTTTCTAATTCCTCGCATCTGTTCTTCCAGGTACTCCCATTCTTAGCAGTAAGCCCTACATAATCTCTTCCTGGAATCCACTCAATAACGCATTCGTTTGTGTTTTCTGACACAAAACTCACCTCTATTCATTTTTTATTTTTATCTTTGGAATTTAGCCAGTAGAACTACTGGTGTGTTAGAATCAGTGATAGTTTTCTTCATTGAGTAAGTCGTTGAATTTTTCCAACGCCTTAATAGATACTTTGTTATTTGCTTTTTCTGGTCTGATTGATACATTTAAGTGAGTATCAATGATGTGTTTTAGTTCTCTTGAAAGGGTTATTTTCCCCTGTTGGATTCCCTGTCTGTATGTCTTTGGCGGTTTATATTGTCCTGTTACTTGTTTCCCTGTTGACTGTCCACCAGCTGTAATATTGTACATCTGGAAACCTTTATCTGCAAAAGCCTTGATTGTTTCAATTTCTTTCTGGTCAAGTTCACTCTTTTTACAAGTTCTGTATGCAAGTTTCCAACCAGTAGGATTACTTTCACTGTAAAACTTATGTTTTTTAAGGCTTAATGCTATGTGGTCATATTCGCCTAAATGGCTCGCACATCTCTCGCAAAGGTTGACTGCCTGTCCACAATACGCTCGGTTTATTCCGGCTTCGTCAGTTCGGTAAAACACGTATATACCACTAGAATATGGAATGCTTGGACATATCCTTTTTATTCGATTCTCTCGTTCTCGCTTCATAGCGAAAACTCTACTATAATCCACCAGGCATCACTCCTTTCCAATCTGGTCAATGAGTTTCTTACATTCATCTTTAACATAGGCAAGTGAACGAATTTTGCAATCTGGATCTTTATTTAATTCTCGCCAGCAATCTCCCATTATTTTAAGCTTTTTTTTGAAGCCTGGTTCTTCCCCGAAATACTGTTCTGCTGTCTCAATATCATAACCATCGAAACAATGAGCGCAGTCAAAACCAATCCACCATGTATCATCATCGTCACAATCGTGTAGAAATGGTTCTGAATAAGTAACTCCACCATGGCAGTCAAGATAACCTAAATCATCAACAATTTTCTTTGCCAGCTTATGGCTGTTAGGTATTCCAACGTATCCGCACCTGTATGCTCTAGGCATGAACAGGACTACACATTGGTAACCTTTATACTCGAATTTAGTTTCTAAAACTGGTTCCATTTATTTATCACCCCTCCTTAACTAAACGGAAATTCATCTTCCATACCGCCTAAATCTGGCACATCCATGAAACTAGGTTCTGGCGGCGGTACTGGTCGTGTGTCTGTTTCCTGTGTCTGTGGTGACTGGCTCTTTCTTTCTGCAAATTCATGTTCTGCAACAAGGCAATCATTTGAGTAAACTTTTTCACCATTTTTGTTCGTATAGTTTCCAGTCTGCCATTCACCACGCACATTTACTTTCGTGCCTTTTTTAAGATATTTCTCTGCGAATTCTGCATTTTTTCCAAGACATACGCAAGTGATAAAATCAGATTTTCTTTCTGTATTCTTTTTCACTCTTCTCTCGACAGCCAAAATATATCTTGCGATTTTGGTATCATTCGTTCCCATTCTGATATCTGGATCAGCAGTTAATCTTCCAGAAAGAATAACAATATTCACAATTTATCACCTCTCAATCTGAATGTCGCATCTAATAAGTGCGTGTTTGATTTTCTTTGTATTTCCTGTTACAGTTTCTTCTTTCCCGATAACAAAGGAAATATCATCTTCTGTTACGTTGAATCCTTTTGTTTTGATATGCTCCATGATGATTTCTTTAATTTCATCTGTGCCGATTCCGATTGTTATTTCCAATGGTGTTACCTCCCTGGTTTGTATACTGGTGGCATTGGTTGCCATGCAATGACTGGGTAATATGCAATTCCGTGTTCTTCTACCATGCCCCATCTTCCACCGCCTAAATATGTAAGGGTTGTTGGTAACTCGGCGTCTTTTATGGTAACGTTGTATTTTATCTTATCTTCTGGGCTTTCTCTCACATCTGGCTCTGGCGGTAACTTCACATCTGTTGGAATCCACATATCCGCAGGACTGTAGGAACAGATCAGTTCTTCAACTTTCTTGATTGCGTCATTCCAACCTTTGTCGTACTTACATTCCTGTTCGGAAGGTTCTGGCTTTTTCAGTTTGTCAAGTGTTTTTAAGAAGATTTTCATTGATTAATCCTCCTTGACTTTCTCAATAGTTTCTTTTATTGCTTCTTTCACAGCCTTGGTTTTAATCATCTTATCTGCCAAGGCTTTTGACGCTTCCTGTACGATCACGTTTTTATTCTCTTCTAGTATCTCGGAAATATGAGAATGTATCATCCTACACAACGGCTCATTGGTTTCTCTACTACCATATAACTCTTTTTTATAAATAACTCCTTTGATTTCTTTGGTAATTTTTTCAACTACCTTGTCCTCAACATTTTTACGGATTTCCTTTGCAATTTCTTCCTCATTGACACCAATCGTTACTGGTACGCTGAATACGCTCATTTTCAATTTCCCTCCCCTATAGCTATCACATCACATCCAATAAATACCAATTCCTCATGTTCACTAATTCCATAGCCGACAGATCTTCTTCCTACTTTAAAAAATACATTATTTGTATTAACCGTAACTCCTTCAGTTTTTTCCATATAATCAGAAACAATAGCTTTCAAAATATCTTCATTTAAGAAAGTTTTTCTTTCGACTATCGGATGTTCTTTTGGCATATATTCAAGCCATGTCTCTATACCTTTGTATTCTTTTCCTTCTGTGTCAGTCCATTCGCCATTTCCAGTATATGCAAGCATGATGATTCTTTCAGAGTTTTTCAGCTTTACATAATACAAACATGCGGTATCATCAGTTGGAGCTTCTGGAAGCATATCTCTTACTGAGCGCCATGCACTAGTTGAAGGAATTGTTTTTCCTGCTTTACGGTCTACATGCTCCTGTCCTTTAATTACATAGTTTCTAAATTTTTTTGGCATTAATTTTCTCCTTTCAATTATTCAGTCGAATTGTTTTCCTTATCATCTTCAACTGCTTTCCAAATACAATCCATAACAGATGCATAATCAAGCAGTATTTCTCTTTCTCTGATGTTTCTTCCGTCTTTTTCATGCCAATCTCTCACTATATAAAGTTCGGCATTTGCAGAAAGAATATCTGTTTTCATGTCCCAGTATTTAATATGAATTTCATAAGCTGCATTTGCAGAAATTGGATTTACATAAATTCCTTTTGTTACTTCTTTCCAATCTTTTAATTCAATTGATACCATCTATTTCTCCTTTCAAAACGGACATAAGTCCAAATTAACTTCAAGTCCAGGTCTGGCAATCTGCACCAGGGCATCATCCCAAACCACTGCTTCTTTTATCTCTTTCAAAATCTGTTCCGGGTCAGCTGTTTCATTACTCAAATGCACCAATGTTACTGTCCGTAATGCTGCCGTATGGTTTGTATTCACCAAGCTTTTGCAAGTATCTAAGGAACAATGCCCTTTAAGCCTGTGCGTGTAATTTTCAGCTGTTTTGTCAACCAATTCTTTACAATAGTTGCACTCAATAACTAAGTGATTCAGTCGCATTGCCTTGAAATTGTATCGGCAAAATTCAAAGTCTGTCATGTACAACAGCTTTCCCATCTCTTCATGTTCCACGATATACCCATAATTGAAACATGAAATAAGTTGCCCTGTGTCCTTATCCCTTGTAGTATGCGGCAAATAGAACGGTATTACTGTAAACGAGCCAACCCGAAATGGTCTTTTTTCTGGAACGCCTTTCATTAATTCGCCAGTGATGATTTGCAGATGTTCCACAGTTTCATCATTGGTGTAAATCTGAATACCTAAATTCATCAGATTTTTAAATGATTCACGGTGATCACTCAACCGTGTTCATGGGTAAGAAGCACGCCAGAAACATCACTTGTTCTGTAATCAATAGCTTTCAGAATGTCTTTGTATCTGCATCCACAGTCCAGAAGAAGTATTTCTCCGCTGTTCGATTTTAGAACATAGCAGTTTCCGTGGTTGCTCCCTGTGTTTACCACTCGCATGAACATTTTTCATCACCTCGCTTTCTTCTTATTTATAGCTGTTTATAATTTCAGTTGCAGTTCTTCCGACTATGTCTTTGTCAGACTGCTGGTATGGTGGATTTCCTTTGTCCCATAACTTTTTTATATCTTTAATATCTGTAGCCACCATTGCATCCCTTATTAATTGAAGTTCTCTAAGTGAAATTTCCACGGTTACAACAGAATCCCAGATGATTTTTCCTCTCTCTATCTCTTTCATATCAGTTTTCCTCATTCACAACAATACCGCCGTGGATAATAACTCTCTTTCCGTCCAAATCGTCAAAGTAAACTTCATTCTCAGATTCGGAAACATCGAACTTCCCAGACCAGGACTTGATTTTACCGCCGTTGTAATCGTAAACAGTTACGGTACGGTTCAGACCACCGTCAATATCACTAGACAGTGATTTTAATGATCTGCTACAGGAAGAACAACCGCTAAACATTGTGATTGCTGTAACCCCTGTGATTAATACTGCTGTCTTAATACATTTATGCTTCATTTTGGCTCTCCTTTTACATTGTAAGTCGGATTATAATGAGTACCACAAATATAATAACATTTAAAAGAATATTTAAATTGGTTCGATTGTATCCATTTTCTCGAATAAAAGTTACTATCCATCCCAAAAGTGCTATTGAAAGCAAAATAATAAGCACAATTGTGGAAGTTTCCATCCTACATTTCCTCCTGGCTCATAAATGACGGAATTTCTGTTTCCACTGGCTCTGCTGCCGGAACTGGTTCTTTCTCTGCTGTCTTTACAGTTTCGGCTACGGTTGGCTGCTTTGGCTTTTCTTCGATTGCTTCTGGCTGTGGAATGAATTCTTCTGTGTTTGCGTTCTCACTAATTTCATAAGCAACGTCTTGTTCAATAACATCCTGTTTTGGAATATCCTCTGTATTCTCGTCAGCTTCCTGTACAAAAACATCACCGTGGCTGTTGATGATCTGCTTTAATGCACGATTGATAACTGTTTTCTTTGCCATCTGGTCAGTGAATTTCTGATGCGTTCCATTTCCGTTTTCTTTGTACCCATATCCCTGTGACCAAGATTGTTTGATCTGCTTCATATTCATAACTTCCAAGTGTTTTGAACCATCTTCCATCTGAACTACTGCATATGCGCCAAGAATTTTATCATTATCAATATTCATAAAATCCTGTTCGTGGGAATCCAGTACCTTGTTTCCATCTTCAATGTGGTATTTGAACTTATCTCCTTGGTAGATGATCTCGGCGTGAATATCTTTCATTCCGTATCTTCTGGCTATTGTAATGTTTCCGAAGTAAGACCTCTGGAACTGGCATTGACTGCCATAACTAATAAAATAGCCCTGCTTTTTCTGCACCGAAAGACCAAGTGTTGCCATGTTCATAAGGCTGTTTGCAATGCTGATCTGGCTACAAGCTTCCAGAATTGGTTTATTATTTTTATCTTTTGTCTCTTTCAGAGTTAAATACGCTCCCATCAGTGCATTGCTGAGGTTGTAGTCTTTCGGAAAAGAAAGTCCATATTTGGTTTTTTCCTCTAACTGTTTTGTCAACCCATCAATGAATGAATTGTTGATTACCAATGAAGCTTGCTGTTCTCCTGTTGTTGCTAACTGTGTTTTACTTGCCATAATGATTCTCCTTTTCTTTTTTATATTTGCTAACACGCTGTTGCGTGATTGCATCAGTTTCGTACTTATGTTATTTGATATACCTCTTAAACTAAAGCACAATAAATAAAATAAGTCCCGGCGTTTCGTACCTGTGTTATTTGATATACCTCTTAAACCCCAAATTCCATTTCACAGGTAGCACAGGTTTTGGTGAGTGAAATATTTTCCTCACATTCCAGGTGCAAAATCACCTGTGACTTGATTAAGCCAATTATTTCTGTTATTCTAATAATAAATATAGTTTGTTCTATATTTCATATGGAGCAGCCAGTCTGTCGCCAAACAAGTTACTGGCTGTTCCTTTCTTTTTTTAAAGCTCTTTCGCCGTCAAATCTCCGTCCGTCACTCTAAGCACAATCATCTGTCTGTCCAATAAAGGAAGTCGCTCGACATTTACGGATTCGCTATCGTCAATCCAAACCGGCAGATTCAGCCCATTCATTTCCTGTAATCCATTCAGTAAATCAACCTCGCAAAGAATTTTGTCGGAATGATTTAATCCGCTATTGTAGTCGATTCCATTACAGATCATCTTGCAAGTTTCCACTGGATTTCCCTCAATCGTGTAATCAAGGAAACTGAACTGGAAATGATGGAAAAATGGATTGATTTTCTCAGCCAGTGCCTTATTTTTCTGAATTGAGAAGTTAAGAACGGTATCAATGTTCTTTTCAATATCAGCTTGTACCTGTCCAAGGCTTTTCAGTTCCTCGTTCAGTTCGGCTACTCGCTTTTCTTTCTCCGTGACTGCTGCCTGTGCAATCTTAATGTCTGCATCCACATTGGAAATCTGTTTCATAACATTGCTGATCTGCATTCTTAATTCCTGTTTCTTTCCAGGAACATCATCAAATGATTTCAGTTTCTCTTCAAGTTCTGCAATTCTCGCTGTAACCGCAAGATATTCTTCGTCATTTGACATATCTACAGATTCTGGAAGCTCCGTAAATTTGGACTGTTCTTCCTCAATCTGCTTAGTAAGTTCAGCAACTTCTTCCTGTGCCACATTGATTTTTGACTGTAATTTGTTGATTTCATCGTTAGTTTTCTTTAATTTTGCAGCGGAAGTATTTCCAAGGTCGCAGACATATTTAAGATTGTTCTGCTTCTCCGATTCAAAGGATTCTTTTACTTTCAACTGTGCTTCAATTCTGGCTTTCTTCTTTTCTTCAAAGGAAGCTCTCAATTCGGAAATCTGTTCTTCTGGAAGTTCCTGCCCGCAGGTCGGGCAAATAGTATCAGAATCATTGAATGTTTCGGCTTCAATAGCTTTCAGTCCAGAATCATCCCACTCCATTTCCTTGATTCTCGGATAGTCCTGTCTGGCTCTATCCAAGTCAGCTTTTTCCTGTTTTGCTTCCCTTATGTGGTTGTCTAGTTCCATTCCAATAATACGAATGCTTGATTCCTTTTCTGAATTTTTTAACCTAAGTTTGGAAACTGTATCAGAAATGAATTTTTGTCTCGCTCTTAACCATTCATTCGCCTTGCTAACAAGTCCATCCTTGGAAGATTTCAAACCACGTATTTCATATGTAAGGCCATCATAACCTTTTGCTGAATCTTCAAGAATCTGTTCCTGTTCTTCCAGTTTGGAAAGCTCCGCATTAAGCTCCTGTTTTTTGGATTCTAGGGAAGAAGTATCTTCTTCTTCAACGCTTCGATTGGTTTCATATGCAATCTCCGTGTTTTTGGCATCTACCTTTTTCTTCTGTGCATTCAGTTCCTTTCGGAGCTTCTTCAAGGTATCCTCTACGGAATGCCCCTTTGTGATTTCTTCCACATGAGCGTACTGTGGATTCTCTTCCATAAACTGAGCAATATCGAAACCAGACATTTTTTCCAGTACCTTCCTGGATTCTGCGGTTGACTTCTGTAATGTGTCCAGAAATGGTTTTGGATTACTGCACATCAGAAGCGTTGAAGGTTCTGCTATTGACTGGATGAACTCGGTGTAATCCTTTGATTTAGCCGGGAATCCGTCAATTTCATAAGAAGTTTCATTTCCATCGAATACCTCTTCGGACTGTCCTCTTGGTTTTCTCCACTTCTGCTTTGTGATTTTGCGGATCACTTTTTCTTTCCCATCAATCGCAAGTGTAAGCTCTCTTACAACATCAACCTTTGGCACTTCCACGCCATTTTCTTTTCTGCGAATAGAAGTAGGTTCTGTGCCATTTGCCATCTTTCCTGTCAGAACGTCCAAATATGCGTCCTGCAATGTGGATTTTCCTTCTCTGTTTCTGCCAGAAATCTCTGTTCTTGGAAACAAATCTACAGACTTACTTGAAAACTTCTTGTAATTCTCCAAGTAAATTTTTTTTACTTCCACTTTCATGCTCGATTATCCTCCCTATTGATACCTCATATGCAGTTCTAAGCTCTACTTCATCACCAGATAATTTTTTATGATAAATCCGGCTCTGGATTCTTCCGATTATTTTTACGAAATCTCCAACCTTGAAATCAGCAGCTTCTCTGGCTTCATTCCACCATGCGATACATGGGATATAATCTGTTCTTTGCAAGTCATATTCGTTGCAGGCAATCATCAAATCACAGATTTCTTTTCCTATTGGTGTTTTGCGGTAAATAGGCGATTTGCAAAGATAACCTTCCAGAATGATTTTGTTTTCATCTTCTACGCTTCCATCTCCATCCAATAATGTTTCTGTTTTAACTTCCAATATTAAATGTGATTTTCCATTTTCCTTTTTATTGTATGAAGTGTATTTTCCCTCAATATAGATGTGTTCTCCAATTTTCCAGTTTTCTGCCATTCTTTCTGGTATTGCTACTGGAAGCAAATCTACGTTCCCACTGGTACGCTTTGCGCCAATATAAAATCTTACGAATTTTTCTCCGTTCTTGAAAAACGTTCCTGGCTGAATATCCATTATCGCACCGTATAATTGAACTTCATTCTTGTTATTCTTCATCCTACAATTTCTCCATTTCTTTTACGGAAATCTCATATACACTTTCCGTTTCTTCCCCATTAACATAAACATCACGGCTCATTAACCTTCCGTTTACTTTAATGTAATCATTTCTTTTAACCTCTACTGCCAGATCAGCACCTTTTCCCCATAAAGTACAGCGAATAAAATCGGCTTTTTCCGAATAATCCCTTGGAATTGCCACGAAAAGATTTGAAACTTTCCTGTGCGTTACTGGTGTAAGCTTTGCATATGGCTCTTTCGTGCAACTTCTGGCAATAAACTCTACTTCGTTTATATCACCATCCGGAACCTGTTCATCTAGGATTTCCACTTCATCAGCTGCGATATAATTAACATTGTGGTGCTTATTTGGATTTTTAGAAGTGTCCATGCTTCTGATTGCTCCTGTTACCACAACTTCTTTTCCGTTATAATCATTATCACGTACAATGGGATCTTCTATAACGATTGGGAACATATCTACTGCACCACTTTTACGAATAACTGTCAGCATGAATTTGTAATAATATCTTCCGTAATGTTCGTGGCTGAACACTATTTCCCCGGCTCTACCTGATAATCTTACTTTATTTAATCTTTTCATTTACTTTTCCTCCGTTCCTAATATAATAGGAAGAAACATTATTGAGAATAAGACGGTTGATACGAAGAACACCCCAATAACATCAAATGATGTAAGCATCCATGTAATTGAGAAGATTACTGTAAACATCCCTATCCCCACAAATATTTCTTCTATTGTCTTTACCACCTCTTTCATTTTGTCCTCACTTTCTTCTGGATGTGGTTACTACAAGTGCAGTTGCCAGAATAGCGATAATTACATTTCTTGCCATCAGCTTTTCTTCCAGATCAGCAATGATTTCACTGGAAAGTGGCTGATTTTCGCCATTTTTTTGCATAAAAAGTCCTCCTGTTATATTTTTGTTTGTCAAATACAGGAGGTTGTGTTATAATAATCCTGTATTTAACTAACTCATTCTTAGTTAGATACCGTCCTGGTTGGTGTGACCGCACCTTCCAGGGCAACTTAATCTACTTCTACAAATTTTCCGTCTTTCAACATATAGAAAGTATCTTCTTTAATGTTTTCTCCATCTACTTTTGCTGATTTAATATCTACAATATGATATTCATTATTAATTTCTTTCCACTCAGTCAGAACAATAAAACATCCGATTTTTCCCTTAGCTTTTGATTTAATTCCTGTAGCTAACGCAATGCTTTCTTTTCCTTCGACAATTGCCGCTGACTTATTTCCGGTATTGGTTGCTGCTGACTGATATCCGGTATTGGTTGCCGCTGACCGATATCCGGTATTGGTTGCCGCTGACCGATATCCGGTATTGGTTGCTGCTGACCGATCTCCGGTATTGGTTGCCGCTGACTGATATCCGGTATTGGTTGCCGCTGACTGATATCCGGTATTGGTTGCCGCTGACCGATATCCGGTATTGGTTGCCGCTGACTGATATCCGGTATTGGTTGCTGCTGACCGATCTCCGGTATTGGTTGCCGCTGACCGATATCCGGTATTGGTTGCTGCTGACCGATCTCCGGTATTGGTTGCCGCTGACTGATATCCGGTATTGGTTGCCGCTGACTTATTTCCGGTATTGGTTGCCGCTGAATAATCTCCGGTATTGGTTGCCTTATCATCTTCCCAATCAACTTGCTCTTTTATATATTCAACGCCAGCTTTTATAATTCCGGCAATTCCAATTTCTGCTTTTACGGAAATTTTCTTTCCAACTCTCTTGCTATCATCAGATGATTTCTGGCCATTCTCTTCAAGCTCAACTTCACAATATCTGGAATCTGAAGGTGGATAATAATCGAATACATCCATCGGAAATTCGCAAGCATGGAATCCACAATTACAAATGTCTGCTTTTTCTTCTGTGTATTCTTTTCCAATTTCATACTGGAAATCTCCACACTTTAAATCTTTGTCAAAGCCTTTAAAGCATTTCATTCTTTCTTTTCCTCCTTTGATTTTTCTGCATCAAGCCCAAGCATTCTAAATGCCATTTTCTTTGTGAAATCATAATCGTTCACGCTATTCGCCCAAGCTTCAAATGCCTTTAACCTTCCAACCAGAAGTGCGTATTCCTCATTGGCGTTCTCTGGAATATAATCTGTGCTCTTAGTTTCTCCCATGATTAGTCCTCCTTATCTTTTGCTCCAAATTTTTTAAGCATTTCTTTCAGATGCGAAATAAACGGAATAATTGCATCTATCTGTTTGGAAGTTTCCTTGATTTCTTTATCAAGTTCTTCCTCGTTCATAAGGCCATACTCAAATGAATGTCTAAGCTGCTCTTTTATTTCTTTCTCTTCTCCACCATTTTTTGCGAACATCTTTTTAATTTCATGGGTGATAACTGCATACTCTGAAAGAATATCAATCCCTTTACCAGAAATATTAACTAATCCGTTTTCAAATTTAATCATTGTTTTTCCTCCCTATTTTCTTTTATTCTCTCCATCTGAATGGTATAATGTGTTCAGAAAGGAGGTATGTTAAAATGTTTCTCAAATTAAAAGTTTCCTGTACTTGTCATTGCGATTACTATATAAGTGAAAGAATAAGTACAGACAAGGTTGTGTGCCCGAATTGCGGAAAGGAACATCCTTATTCTCATAAAATAATTTCAATGCTTCATGCCGCAAATGAGATTGATGATGGCAATGTTCCCGGAGCAGAAACAATAAAAACTTCCGTTATTTCTGAATGGGAAGATGTGACTGAGCGTCAATAACAATCTTCATGTACTCTAAAAAGCCTTTCGCTTCAGTGGCGGACAGACCGCATTCGGCAATTTCATTTTTTACTTTCTCTACAAGGTCGCTTGCCTTCTGTCCGTTTTTGCGGCGATATAACTGATACATTTTAGAATCATAATCGTATAACCTTTCAGCAACGTAATCATCTGCTAACATTCTTTGTTCACCTCCCCTATTCAATAATTGTAAGATCTTCATCCACCGCAAATGGTTCAGTAACAAATATTCCATCTTCTTTAAAGAGAAGATCAATTTCAACATGTTGCTTATTTGCACACTTCACAACAACTACATTCTCATTTTCTTCTTTGGTATGTGTGAACAAAATATCTGCAATTTCAAAACCTACAAGAGAATGAAAAATTTCTGGATTATCTCCATAAAATTCGTAGCTTTTAATATCTTTCACTGTTTTACCCTCATTTTCTTTCTGAATTAATATCATAATTGCAATCGCGAATCTGCATTTTTGTATTTGTACACGGTTGCCATCCCTTGATGTACTTCACAGCTTCCTCATATCTTAATTTTGGAATGTTGTTTCTTGCGTTTACACCGAAATAAGATTTCACATCTCGATTACATTCTGCGAATACTTTCTTTCCGATTTCTGAATAGGCATTAGATTTCTTTCCGCCCAACGCTTCAATAACCACTAGCGAAACCAGATCCCCAAGATATTTTTGCTGACCGTAGTCAATTGTCATTGTATTTTCAAGTTTTTCGATTCTTTCCTCATGATCTGCTGTGCCCTGGGCAAGAATCTGAATTTGTTCGGCAACCGTCAATGGTTTTCTGTAGGAACCTGTCTTTCGAATTTCTGGGAGAACTTTACTTGTCACCCAGTCTGTAAACCTTTCGGCAGATTCTTTTCTGCTCTGGAAAATCAATTTATACATATTGGGTTCATTTACAAAGTTAGCATTCTGCTTTCTCCCGATACCATCAATGACCTCATTTGTAATGACCCCATCTGCATTTAACCTTGTCTTTGCCTGGCTCGGATTTGAAATTTCTAATGCTTTGCATATATCAATCATGCAAAACCAAGGTTCATTATCAATAGTTATTGTCCGAATATCTCCGAACTCTGGCGAATTAAAAATCTGTAATTCGTTCATTAGTCTCCTTTCTGTGATATAATCTCCTTTAGGAAGGTGTAATCTCTTTTACATAGAGCACATCTACTGGGTTAAATTTCAAACAATATTGCTTTCCAGCGTCATCCCATTCCAAACGTATCAGTTTATCTCTAATGTCTGGTTTCACAATATCATCCGGGAACACACACGGAATTTCGATTGTTTCCCCATTTTTAAATTTGATAATTGTCATCTTCTCCTTATAATCTCTCCTTTCTTGTGTTATACTCACTATAAGAGTGGAGGTGATGATTATTGGTATTTAATGGTTTCTGCGATAAGCAGAACAAAAATTATTCCATTGAAGCTTCTCTCATTAATACTGGATCATTGGATGATTTGACGCCTAATTACACAATAGGTCGAATTAAGTGTAATTATGCAAGCAAAACTGGATGTTGTTCAAATCCGAAACAATGTTCCATTTTAAAAGCTTCAAAATAATTCTGTTTGGCTCTCTGAGATATGGGAGCCTATTCTGTTTGAAATTTCAGCATCCTTGGTGAATCTTTAAACTTGATTCCCTCAATTTCCCCGATACCTTTCTGGTTCACCTGCAACATCTGCAAGTCCGTGGATAAATTTAAAGCATTCAGATCAATGGAAAGAATAGGTTCTGAATCTCCAACTCCCTGTTTCAGCTCAAAGCTTCTTACCCCTTCGAGTTTGTGACCGTCCACAAGGATTTCTGTAAATATTCCACATTCGCCATCTACTTGACGAATTTCAATTTTTGATTTTTTCATGCAATTCCTTTCTTAATAAATTTTCAATTCAATTTAATTGAATCTATTGGGCACAAAAATAAAGTCCATAGGAATCCCAGAAAGTTCACTCATTTTTCTAAGTTGTGATAATGTTGGTTCTGTCTTTCCTTTTTCCCAGTTAACAACTGTACTATTGGAAATACCGAACATTTCAGCCCATTCTTTCTGGTTATATCCAGCGTTCACGCGAACTGCTTCTAATGAAATCTTTGGCATTTGCTCATCTCCTTTCTTAACTGATGGTCTTATTGTAATTCATTTTAATTGAATTGTCAACACTAAAATTCAATTATTTTGAATTTATACTTGAATTTTTTATTAGTATGATGTACAATACAATATGTAAGGAGGAGGAACACCATGATGACAGATGAAGAACAGAAAAAAATCTTTTCAAACAATCTCAACAAGTATATTTCATTAAGTGGCAAACAGCAAAAAGAAGTTGCCGAAGCAGTAGGAACTAACCCTTCCACATTTAACATGTGGTGCAAAGGCAATTCAATGCCAGGAACAGGAAAAATCAGAGCATTAGCAGATTATTTCCGAATTGGAATGTCTGATTTAACGGATTTAAAAGAGGAAAAGGAAATTGATGCAGAATATTCAGATGTATCAATGAAAATCGGGCTAACAGATCCACGATTCATGAAAATTATTCTTGAATACGATAAACTGTCGCCCGATAAAAAAGATTTGTTGTGTGATTTCTTTGAAAAGTTTATTTTCTAGGTTCTGAGGGTGGGAATTATCTTCCCGCCCTTTCTTCTTTGTATCCTCTTTTAACAAACCAATAGATAAGATTTAATATCTTTTCACTATGTATCTCTTGTATCATCTCAATAATTTCTTTCTTGTAATCCACGTAAATCCCTCCCAATATTCCAAACATTTGTTCTTATTTATTAAATTATATCATGTTTTTATAACCATATACTGGGATAGAATTGTTTCCGCTTAAATCTTTCCTGGCAAACTGATTTATTCTGATTTTTCTATGAATTATAAGTTTTTTTGTGTAAATATTGTGATTTTTGCTTTTCCAAATCGTAATAATAATAGATAGAAATAAAGGGGCTGGATGCTTGTCTGCGAGGGATTTATAGCGTTCATGAACAACCTGTTTTACCTCTGCTTTTGCAGTTTCGATAGTTTTATTCCTCCCAAAGATAATACTACGATCCGGGCGGAAGTAAACGTATTGAATCAAGAACGCCTGCACGAATATCAGTATAAACACAATTATGATTTTTTTATGTTTCTCCATGAATCCATCCCCTTTACACTATCATCTTAATGTATTACAATAACATTGTATCAAAAAATATACAATCACACAGGAAATGGCGAAATTAGCACCTCTGGTGGCGAATTTTACGTGAAAAGAGATGATTTGAATGAGAATTGCAATATGTGATGATAGCGAAATCCAGATTGATATATTTATGCATCGGATTAATAATTTTCTCAAACGAAATGGTGATATAAAAGCATTGATTACTCCGTATGATAAAGGGCAGCCGCTTATTGATGATGTGGCAGATGGCGAGTGGTATGATATTGTGGTTTTGGATATCGTTTTGAAAGAAGAAAATGGAATTGAAGTCGCAAAGGAATTGAGATTAAATGGCTATAATGGAAATATTATTTTCTGGACAGCCCACAAAGAGTATGTTTTTGAAGCTCTTGATATACTCCCGGTACACTATATCATAAAAGGTTCTGAAAACGGCAGAATGTATAGTGCTTTCAATCATGCTCTGGAACATATCAGCAAAAGCACTCTTATGATAAAAGGAAAAGACTTTATTCATCGGGTGGAGTTTCAAAATATCGAATATATTGAGAGCCGAAACAAATACATCATTATCCACTGCACTTGCGGTATAGTTTATACGGAACGATGTAAACTATCCGATATTGAAGAATTACTGGATTCCAGATTCTTGAGGTGTCACCAGAGCTACATAATAAACATGGACGAGGTAAAAGAAATAAACACTTCGTTCCTTATGTTTTCTGGAAATACTGTGCCTATCAGAAGAAAAGACTTTGCAAAAATAAGAAACGAATTTGAAGAATATACGACATTTAAGTAACTCCCGGGGAAAGCCCCGGGAGTATTATTATTTCAGTAATTCATTGACTTTTTTCTGCACTTCTGCGTAGTTGTAGCCGGCAGCTTCCAGGCGGTCTCGTCTATCTTGTCCATTTCCCCATTCGCCATTGATTACCTCTTTTGCAACCTTGTCTACACTTTTCTTTGCTGTTACGGAATACACCGCTTTTCCATTCCAGTCAAAAACAGAGTAACCAGCTTTGCAAGCCTTTTTCGCATTTTTCAGTGACTTGTACGCCCCGATCTGGCTCTTGGAATCCTTCCAGGTCTTACGGACACGGTAATACTTATCGACCTTTACAGTCGGCTTTGTGGTTGGCGCTGTCACGGTTTTGCTGGAAATAAGCTTCTTGAATCTATCCCAGTCACCCTTTCCACGGATAACGGATGGACAATTCTTAGCGCACACATCGTAGTGCTGCACTACTCGGCTTGCCGGGATATTGTACTTTTTCATCAGTTGCTTGCATACATCAACGGTATTCTGGAATGCTTTTTCGTAGTTATATCCAGCATTCATGCACATTTCAATTCCAATAGAGTTGTGATTGTTTACAGTTCCAAAAAGCTTACCGCCGTAATTTACGCCAACGTGCCATGCTCCACGATTATACGGCAAAGCTTGGTATGCTGATTTATCATCAACGAATACGTGGGCTGAATAGCCATGAAAATTGCCATTATGCTGTGCGGTGGCGTGTGCCTTAGCGTCTGCTGTCTTGGCTGTATTATCTGTATTGTGAATGACAATATACAGAGGTGTTTGTCCTGCGTAGCTGTTGTTGTTGCTGATTAATGAGGTATTGATATTCATGTATGTTCTCCTTTCTTGTTGAGGTTAAAAAGTGCATAATAAAAAGCACCCCAAATGGGATGCTCTTTAGCATAAACTCTTTATACAATATACCTTCCATGGTTAAATTTTACAGAATCATGGCTGATTTTAGCGTAAATCATTGTGGTATCAAGCTTTTCATGCCCCAATATTTCTTTTACTTCTGCAACGTTCATTCCTCTATTTAAGGCATCTGTCGCCATTGTGTGCCTAAGTAAGTGCGGAAACAAGCTTCTTTCGATTCCAGAACGCTTTTGAATAGCCTTTACTCTCGCATATATTGCTCCTTTGTGCATTCCATTATAAGGCTTTCGAAATATCACAAATACAGAATCCGATATTGATTCTTTTGAGCGTTCCAATTCAAAGTATTTTTTTAACATATATTCCGCTTTTGCGTTTAGATAAGATGTTCGGTGCTTGCTTCCTTTTCCGAACAAATGAACCTCTTTTGAAGCGAAATCAATATCACTAATTTTTAAATTCACCATTTCAGATAAGCGGCATCCTGTACTGTAGAAAAGCTCAATCATCGCTTTATCTCTGTAATTTTCGCAAGCATCACGCACTATTTCAAGTTCCATGTTACTAAGTGGCTCTCTTGGCTTTTCCTCAAATTTAATGGGCTTAATACTTGCGCATGGATTGTTTGGAATATACCCCTCTTTCCAACACCAATCCATAAAGGTGTTTATAACAAGCCGTTTTCCATCCAGTGTTCGATTGCTGACCCCTGTTCGTTTCTGAGTTTCGTACAGATAAATCCGTATATCATTTGTTGTAACCTGTTCGAATGGTCGGTTAATGTGTTCAAAAAAATCTGTGAGATAAAAATTGTAGGTTTTCATGGATTCTGGAGACATGCCCTCAATCTTTTTTGCCACCATGTAAACCCTGTAGCAATCTGGGACATTGCTTTGATACGGAACCACATGCGTTTCTCTCTGGCTGATATCGTAGTTAGACGTAAACACTTGCAATTCCTGTAATACTGTCCTAAGTGCTTCATCTGAAATCTTTCCATCCAACTTACTTACAAATTCGTTTGCAAAGTTTTCCATAAAAAATACCCTCCTTTTGGGTTCACAAAGGGAGAGTACTGTGCTATAATAATACTGTACCCTTTGTGGTGCTTGGAGCTGAGTTTTTTGATTGGTAGTCGGGAACTCAGCTCCCTTTTTGTTGTTCCGATTTTGATATGCTGATTATAGCATATTCATTTTATGTTTGGTAGTGTTTTGTTATTTTTTCTTACTTCTCCAACAAACTCTATAGTGAGACCAAAAAATACATTAGCAGAGCTGAATATATAAAAACCGAAAATAATCGTACTCTATATCGTATTGCACCAATCGTTTCAGATATTAGCGTATTGTGCATTAATAGAACTGGGCTTTATCTTATAACTCTCGGACAAACTGGTGGAGTATTTAATAATGCATCAGTAAAAAAAATATATGAAGGTGGAAATGATGCCAAAATTCAAATTGGTGAGAATAGAAAAAGTATAATTTTTGAATGTGATATATATTCCAATCCTATTTTTATTAGTGTTTTTAAATAACCTTGTATAATTATTATTTTAGTAAAGTAATCGTCAGATTGTCGCCTGATGATAATACCATTCCATGAAGCCATTCAAGAGATTTGCTTTTAAATGTGACTGTTTTAAAATCTGTAGAAACAGATATTAACAGATCATTGTCTTGGAATGAGTGGAAAAAGCTTGTTTCTTAATACAAAATCTTTTTACACGATACCCAATTATTACTTGACTTATAGGCTACAGTGATTTGATTAGTATTAGCAAAAATTGCGCAAGCGTCAGAGCCGTATGTAGAAGGTAAAAAAATTCCAAAAGACCATGCTGGAATTTTCTCACCAGTATTTCCCACGTTAACACTTGTTCCTCCAACACTTAATAATTTTGCCTTAGTTCCATCCGGCATTTGCGTAATTTTCTCGGCAATATTGGGAAGCGAGTCACTATTTAGTGCATTAATTGCCCCGATGATTGTCTTGTTATTTGTCTCCAATTTTGAGATAACAGCCGTTGCCATTTCATCAACTACATAATCCCAAAACTTGCTCATTAGTCCACGTTTGTTCGCTCTCCCAGTTGCATCATACAGCATTACTTCGTCATTATCCGCTAACGTATCTTTTGTTGTGTATTCCGACCATTTTGGCATGTTGTTGCCCTCCTTTAATTATTGATATTAATTCATAAAAAGAGGATGATTTCTCACCCTCTTTATATTGATTTGTTTAACATTTTTTTGATTTCCTCAATCTCTTCTTTAATGCTTTTTAATTCAGATTTCAATTCTTCATTTTCAGATTTAAGCTCCTTTATCTTCTCATGATTGAATTTTATCATAGCGAACATGGATGGAATCATAATTCTGTAATTCCAATCCTCGGGCTTTCCATCTGGTAAATGGTTTACTGCAATTGGAAAACGCCTTTCCATGTCCTCTGCAAGAAACATTGGCATTAATTTATCATATCGGCTATCGTTTTTATCGAGATATCCTTCTTTATATTTCGCCCAAACAACTTTTACACGATAAAGTTGTTCCAGTTCTTCTTCTTTAACTGTTGTTCGAATTGATTTATACCGCCAAGAAGATGATGGAACCTTAATAACCATTCCGTCGCTGTTAATTCCTAAGTGCGTTCCGTCTGTAATATTTCCCATATTTTCAAGACAGAAAAAATTTGTAGCATCCCCGAAGCCACTTAGTGGATTTCTGATTTTTACACCGCCATCAATAACAAATCCGTTTCCATTTGCTTTTAGATCAACGCCATTTATGGTTACCATGTTGTTTTTCGCATCAAGTACAATGCCGCCATTTGCAGAAGTTAATTTTCCATTTGTTTTATCAATCAGCCATTTTCCGATTTCACCAGTATTAGACTTCAAATTTCCAGAAAATTCGCCTTGATTAAAATGGACTCCTGTATTATCAATATATCCAACTTGTGTTCCGCTCGCATCCAAAATGGAAAGTAATCCGTTCCCATTATTTGAGCCACCAAGCTTCAATGTGCCGCCGTGTGCATAGGTAAATGAAAAATATAATTCTCCATTTTCCATGTATATTCCCTTTATTGCACCGTTGTTTGTAAGCATATTGAACACTTGTTCATTTGTGTAAGCATATTCAAGCTTTGGCATGTAAATATAGGTATCAAATTTTACGCTAGACCCAACTGATGATGTCAAGATTCTCAAACTGTTTAAACTATCATTTGGTAAGCTAGATAAAGTTGTTGTTACTTGCAATCTTTGCCATTCAGTTGTAGTTTTAGCATTTAATATTGTTTTACTTCCAAGATACGCATATACTTGTGTTGCAACACTAGTTTTTATCCAAAACGAAAAAGTATAATTTCCAGTAACTTTTATTGGCTTATAATTTTTCGTTCCAAATTGTGCTCCAGTTCCGTTTATTTTGATTGCATTTTTACCGCCATCTACATCCTGGACTCCATACTCATATGTATATGCATTTTGTGTAGACCAATAATCTTTAACGTTTTGTTCTGTTAGATAATACCCTTTGATTATATTGTCCGATGTAATATCTTGGACTTGTTTTATAGCTTCTTCCTGTGCTATATCAGTAACGCTTTTATCTCCTAATGTAAACTGTGAAGCTGCTATTGTTACTGCACCAGTGATTTTGTCAATTGAAAAAGTGGTTTTTCCATTTCCATCAACAACCCTAATTCCTTTGGCTTGCACGTATTCACCATTTACATAGACATTTCCATTTTCATCCAAGTAAATCCCCTGTGCCTTGCCGCCATTGGTAAGTTTGTTGAAAATATCGGCTTGTGTCTGTCCAGAAACTGCGGTGCTGGCAGAAGAATCTGCAATTTCCTTTACTGTTTTGCCTTGTAAGGAAAAAGTTTTTGGAGCTAGGATGACGTTTCCTTTGCTGTCGATTTCTAAGGTTACGTTCTTGTCATCATTAATGACTTTTAGCCCACGACCATTAATTCTCTCACCGGCAAGCAATCCAGCCAGAATATATTTTGCATTGATATATACTTTTCCGTCCTCGATGTAGATTCCCTGTTCTGTCCCGCCTTTTGTGAGTTTATTGAACACTTCATCCTGTCCAAGACTGGTATCGTAATTATCAATTGCATTTTTGATATCGTCTTTGTCTGCGTACTTGAAGTCAATCCAATCGGATGCAGTAAAGTCACCATTAATACGATTTACAAAAGAAGTTTTGAGAGAAGCCTTTCCTTCACTATTGGTCGTTACCCACAAGTCACCTTCGTAATATGGTGGTGTTGGCTGAATCATGTAAACAGATGATTTACCGTCTATCTTGTCCAACAATTCATTTGGTATGGACTGTGGTTGCCAGATGCCAGATTTGTATATCCACTGGGTGTTATCCGTGGTATTATGCCAAAGATCGCCTTCATGCTCTACCTTCTCAGATTCCCATACCAAAACAATTTCATTCCCGGATTCATCCAGAATCTTGTTTCCGTCAATATCACACCATGGATATTCCTCTGTTTTTGTCCATTTTACAGATGGATCGTTTGGCTGATACCAAGTCTCAATTTTCCCGTCTATCTGTGTTTTTAAAGAATTAAGAGAATCTTTAAAAACACCATTAATAAATAAGTCTAAAGAGCTATCGTCCGTATACTTTGAAGCCTTTTCCCAATCATCCACTGAATAAGAGCCGCTTGCTCTGGCAACCTTACATCTCATCAAGTCACCATTAGAGCCTTGCGTCCATAAGTCTCCAATGTCATAAGGTGGCTTTGGCTGAACGACGAATACACGCCGCTTATGATCTGCCGTATCTTGCGCTTTTTCTGCGGCGGCAAGTGCTAACGTGATATCAGTATCTTGTACCAGTTGCCACTTCCATGTTGCCCCATCTTGCATAAAACGGTAAGCATATCCTTTGGATTTCCAGTAAAATAAGTCACCCTCATGTTTCTTTCGTTCTTCGTTGGTAGTCCAACCAGAAGCCGGGATATTCTGCAAGGTTGGTTCATAGTCATAAAAAAAAGTCTCAATCTGTCCGTCGATTTGAGACTGTAAATTATTGATATCAGTTGTGTATGTATTGCTTATAAAATTATTTACTTCTTTTTCTGCTTTTTCCTTTGCAATTGCATTAACATCTTTTCCCTTGATTTGTACTGAGTCTGCATTAATAACAACCCTTCCTGTTGTTACATCAACCAGGAAAGTTGTATTTCCGTCTTTGTCAATTGCTTTAATAGTTCCTGTATTAATCCAGTCAGCATTAACGCCTGTAGCAGTAAGGATTCTGGCAATTACATCACCATCAACCGTCATACCGCCATTCCAATGTTGTCCACCATCTGTAGATACAGCCCACGCTTCTGCAGTCATTTTCCATACAATGTCAGAATCGGATAACTGCGGCTTATTATGAAGATAATAGATGTTGCTTCCGTCCGGCTGTGTTTCCACAGTAGTATATGTACCGGAAGATTCAGACAATCTTTGAGACAATTCTTCAATTGCCTTTTCTCTTGCGGTACGTTCATCTCTTAAATTCTTATTATTTTCTGCCTGTATTTGTTGATTAAGGCTATATTGTTTCTGCTTATTCCTGGATGCACTCTTAGCACTGCATTCAAGTTGCTCAAATGCGCCTGGATTCAAAGTAACAGAAGTTAGGTAGCTCTTATACTGTTTTCCGTTTCTATCGGAAATCGCAATGGTGTCACCAGCTTCCCATGCAATATTTGTTAAAGCACCGGTAGAAAACGGTCTGAATTTCATTCCAACACATCTGTCTGAAATAATCTTACAGATTTCTTCTCCTGTTCCCTCTTGGATTAGCTTATTATCACTTATTTCGATAACGTAGCCAGATTTCCCCGACCGATATGTTTTCGCTTCATTTTGAGAAGAATTTTCAACGTATTCTGTAACTTTTATACCTGTTATTTCAAGATCATACAGCCACGGAGTAAATCCGTTTGTTTGAATTGCTGTAATCCCAGTCTGCATGATAGTAATGATTTGTTCACCAGTGGTATCTAATATGTCGTTACCTTCTACATCTTTCCATGGAGTTTCCACCAAATCATAAAAATTATCCGGGACTTCACGTTCGTACCATCCAAAGCATAAGCGACCATATTCGTCACATTTCGCCCACTGGCAGCCCATCTGCGCTACCCATGCAATTACCTGTCGGAAAGTAATGCTACTATCATCTGGTCGATTCTGAATCACAAAATCATCATTATCAAACCTTGTAGATTGAAGTGTTACTCCGCACACCTCGCAAGCATCCTGGATGATTTGTAATCTTGTTGCCGGATAAGTCAGTTTACTTTCTGAATAATCGCGATCAAATAATCGCATTGAATCTTCGCAGGTTAGGCTGATAATTGCAGTGCTTTGATATGGAGCATCTGTTACCGTCATAGTACAGATACGGATTTTTTCAATGCCAGTAGATAATTCAAGCCCAATATAGCAAACAACTCTTGCTCCGTCCCAGATGTAATCTGTGTACTTTCCAGAAAAGTTGTTGATCTGCAGTGTCAACTTATTTACGATAGCTGCGCCGATATCAAAAGAACCGCTTTGCGATACTGCATCCTCAAATTTAAAACCATTAGACCATAAATCTTTGTCTGTAATGGATAATGTGCTTCCATCCGTGAAGGTAAAATCTGCATATTTCAGATAGTTACGGTTCCCACTATTCTGTTGTTCTTTAAATTCCGTTGATAAATTTCGCATATCTTACCTCTCGATAAAGTCAAAACTAAGTCCTTCCATGCGCTCATTTCCAATCCACCAGCACTTAAAGGGTGATTCCCTGTCCCCAACATAAAATGTTCTGGTTTCGTGCTTATTTGCGGATAACAGGTCTGGATATGTGACTTGTATGTACTCCGGATTTACTGCCTGTATAATTTTGCAAGCAGTGTCCCAGTCTGGGCCATTCCAACCTACAGACAGCTTTCGTTTCTGTCCAACTCTGTTTTTGTGCATGGTCGTATCGTCTGTTCTGCCGGATTCTGATGCCGATATATCCTGTAATCCCCATGTAAAAGAAGAAGGACAGGGCAATGCTACCCCATCCACTTTAAGAAATACTTCTGCCATATATTCACCTACTTTAGCACTCTGATTTCAAATTAGAGTGCTCTCAAGCAATCATTTTAGTTGCTTCACTTTGAACAAATTCTTTAATTTGCTGATATCCCCATCCGCAATTAATAAGGCTGCTTACAAGCATTTCCATATTTTGTACTTTTGCTAAGTCATCACCTGTGAAGAAATCTCTAAGATTTTCTTTTGCTTTTACCCCATAATCACTTTCAAGCTCTTTGGCTGTTTTTCCGAATAAATTACGATAAATTAAATTTGTGTAATTTGGATAAGCAAATCTTTTATTTTGGCTTTCCGTTATTTTCATCTTAATTGTATCTGTTAGGATATGTCGAATAACAACACCCTTGTCACGCTCGATTTGCCATTGCTGACGTTCTGTATGAATTCTTTTTAATTCAGATTCCATTTTATTAAAAGCGTCAATGTATTTAAGTTTCCACTGTAATGCTTTTTCACCATTAAATCCCATGGCTAACAAGGAAAATCCATCTCTTGTTATAAGGTATTCGGTATACTCACGATTGTTTTCTCCGATATAAGAAGTTTTTATAAAATAATCAGAAAGGGGGATATCTCCCCTTTGAGAAATCTGTGTTACAAGACCTAAATGTTTGGTTTTACCCTCTGCGTCAACTTGTCCTTCAATTGCCCTTATTACTTCCTTGTGCTCTTTTTCGAAAGATTCTGCGATTTTTCTTGACGTAGTAAGTAACTTTTCTTCGTATCTTTTTCCAACGATTTCTACCAGCATAAATTCATATCTCCTTTATGATTTATTTTTTGGTAGAGTAGGCGGATGAAATTTTCATCCGCCCCTCATCAAACCGTGCATGAGGTTCTCCCTCACACGGCTTTCCGACATTCTTCTTTCTACAGCATTACGTCATGCTCTAGCCATTTTCTTTAATCCTTTTTCGTAAATGCTATTTCTAACAAATCCCACTCTTGACATATGTTTACGCCTTTGGTGTTTCTTGTTATACCATCTTGTAAAGGTGCAGATAATATACCAGTCTAATTCCTGCATCCATGTCTCATTTGTTTTGGTGGAATAATAATTCTTCCAACCTATGATTTTCGGATTTAGATTCTTTATTAAATCCTCTTCCTTTGCAACTAACAGACTTCGACCGTTTACATTCTTTTTGATTTCTGCTTTCATCTTCTTCATGGCTTTCCTGCTCGGGTACTGATAAGTTTCTTTATACAATTGTCCTTTGCTTGTTTCCGTTGTCATTCTTCTGTGGTGCATTCCAAGAAAGTCAAATCCCTCTTTTCCGTCCCACATGCTGACAATCTTTGTTTTTACTGGGTGTAGCTTTAAATCCAGTTTTGCCATGATGTACTGCAATAAGTTCAGTGCGTGATTTGCATTTTTCTTATTCTTGCAGATGATGACTGTATCATCTGCGTACCTTACAAGAATACCGTGAGTAAGTCCATACTTTTCCCACAGTCTGTCCAGTGTATTTAAGTAGATGTTTGCCAATAACGGAGATATAACTGAACCTTGGCTTGTTCCCAGTTCGGAAATTGTCAGTACATTTCCGTATAATACTCCTGATACTAACCATTGTCTTATCAGCTTCAATATCCTACGGTCTGATATTCTCTGCTCTGCCAGTTTCATCAGTTTATCTTGGTTTACGTTATCAAAGAACTTCTCAATATCTGCGTCTACTACATAATAGCCCTTGTTGTTACACGCTTTCCTTACCACTTCCAGTGCTTGCCTGGCACTTCTTTTCGGTCGGAATCCATAGGAACAATCTCTAAAGTCAGCTTCGAATACTGGCTCTATTGCTATCTTGGCAGCCATCTGCACAATTCTGTCCTTGACTGTTGGTATTCCAAGAGGTCTTTCACTTCCGTCTGGTTTTGGTATCATAACTCGCTTTACTGGGGATGGTTTATACTTTCCATCCATCAGTTCCGATTTGATTTCTGACAGGTATTTTTCAATTCCCATCTCTTCAATATCTTCGATTCCGATACCATCTACACCACTGGAACCCTTGTTAGCTTTTACCCGTTTCCATGCTTCAAAAAGTACATCATCACGATATACCTTATCGTAAAGTGCATGAAATCTTCGGCTATCACATTTCTTGGCTGTCAGATATAGTTTGTTTTGAAGTTGTCGAACTTTTTCTTTGGAGTTATTAGTCTGCATGACATTCTCTCACTCTTACCCTCTCTACAAACATGAATGAAGTAGGGAACCTTCCCATAAACTGCGTTTTCTTGCACAGTCATTATCGGTACTATGTTCCCCTCCGACTCCCTTCCATCAGAAATACGATTTCGCCAAGCTTATACGCTTTCTCTTTACCATTTGGTGATGGGTAGGGTCTCTCCAGTTCCGAACTACACTTTTCATACATACCGTTTCCTCTATACCGAGGGATTCTTCCGTGCTGTTTTCCAGTTTCTCCACACGTTCCATGGTTTTCGCCTATTTTGCCAAGGCTCAACTTCCCTTTTCTCTCTTTCGAGACCTTTTTAACGATACGGCAGAATTCACTTTATGTTACGGTCTGCATGATTGCTCGCACCTTTTTCAAGGTTACTTTATCCACTCGCTTAGCACCCTGTATTACTACAACGCACCGAGTTTAACTACACGGCTCACTGGCGATTACCGTGACCGGACTTACACCGGCAAGTGTAGTCCAGCTTTGCTGGACACACGCAACAAAAAAGCGCCTACCCCGAAAGGTAAACGCTTTAAAAATTGCTTATTATGATTTTATAGTATAACATACGGTGAAAGTATCATTCAGTATACTTTGGTATCATTTCACTGTTTTTAAAACTTCCTCTAAGTACAGATATTCGAGCAACTTATATGTTCTTTTGAGATCATAATAATCATCTACTTTTTCCAAAAGTTTCTTGATTTCTTCTTTATAGTCAATCATTCTACAATTCCTCCCAACACTCTAATCAACTTCTGTTTGCGGTTATACTTCAAAATCTCGGAAATCTGCCCCATCATATCATCCATTGTCATGTTGCTCTTCATGCTATTGCAACGCTTACAAGCCAGTTGCAGATTCTTAATATCATTGGTGCCGCCCCGGGACAACGGCGTAATGTGGTCGATTGTCATTTTCTTGAATTTGACAGGTTTACCGCATATTGCACATTTTCCGTTGCACTTGGCGTACACGCTCTTCTTCTGAAAGTCATTGAACTGGATTCTGCTTGCCATACGATCACGCTTTCCCGATTAACTGTTTGGTAAAGAGATACATTCCCTTTAATTTTGACAGGTCTTTCAAATTGATAAGATTTTCAATGATTCTCTGTCTGTACATATACTCGTCCAGAAGCACTAAGCACTCGTTGTTATCTGCGTTCAGTTCGTCGATTGTTTTCTGTAATTCAGCCTTTGTCATTTTATTTTCCTCCTGTGTATCCCTGTAAAAATCTAATTAAAAGAATCTCTGCTGTGCGTTTTCTGTATCAATCTCATTCTTCAAGAAAACTGGCGGTTTGTATTCTCCAATAATCTTGACTGCCTGTTCTACTTGGCTTCTCTTAATTGCCTTGTAGCTTTTTACCTGGAACTGGTAGCGCAGATTGGAATGAATGTTACTGTAAATTTTCTGACGAATGGAACGGCTATTGTAAGCATTGGATTCCTTACCGCCAAGCACCAGCGTTCCTTTTCTCTTTACTGCTTCCGTGATTTTCTCCGCTTCAATCGGGAGAATCGGCAAATCCATTTTCAAAGTCTCAAACTCTGTCTGGATATCGTCAATCCGCTTATTCAGTTCTACGTTTCCCTGTGCTAGAAGCTGAATCTGTTCGGGGATGGTCATTGGTACTGGGTGGCGAACTGTTTCTTTTAATTTGTCCTCTACTTTGAGAAAATATTGTCTGGCTTGCTCACCTTTGACACTCTTTGATTGCATGGAAAGTTTCTTTGCAAAGCTGGCAGAGAGTTTATAATCTTCTCTTTGAATAACGCCACCTGTCGGTGTCTCGACATTGATGTCGAGTCGCACATAATCTTCATTCTCCATTGCAAAATCATTTTCAATAATATTTCTTTTGCACCATCTTGAAAACTGTCCTTGTGCAAGTTCTAAAAATGAATATAGTTTTCTTGCAGTAGTCATGCCCTCTTCATCAATTCCAAGCGCAATCTCAATAGGTGTCTGGTTTGCTGTGTTAATTGTGATTTCGTTCATATATTAAAAACCTCCTGTGAAATTTTGATTTTTTATTTGCAAACAGGAGGCATACAGTGTTATAATTTGTATAGCCTCCTATTTGGTGGCAGAATCATTTAAGAGATTCTTAACTTTGGTCGGTCGGGAATCTCTTATTTTTTATCACTCTGGAACATTTTATCATACTGCATTTCAATCCCAATTCTCACAATTTCAGACCTTGTAGTAGCCTTTTCAAGTGCAACAGCATCCAGTTTTTGAAGAGTTTTCTTGTCTAATCTTGTCCTTAACATATAGTCTTTTGGATTGTCAGTTAATTTTGTTCCGATTTTCATAGCAGCCATTTATATCACCTCTCTTTCTTTGTTGCTACAATCCTATTATAGTGTGTAGCAACAATCCTGTCAAGTATTATTTTCATTTTTTTCAAATTTCCTATTCCACTATCCGTTTTGGAGTGGTAAAATAGGTATATCATACTAAAGAGGGGGATTTTACATGAAAAGAAAATTTGTTATGATTTTGGCTTTAACATCCATTTTTTCAAGTGTTACGCCTGTGTTCGCTAAAACAGATAAAGAAATTCTTTTTAGGGATATTCCATGGGGAACTTCTTTCTCAGATACAAAGGATTTGTTTCCAGATCAGTGTCTTTATGGCATACAATTAGATGGGATAAATGCAATGAGTACAAAAGAAATATTAACTGGTTCGTCTGACGATTCCAATGTTTATGATGGTAAAATCTGCCTTTATGCTCAGCCATTAGATATAGCAGATGTAGATGTAGCTGGATATTCTACTCCTTACTTGAATTTTTACTATTCTTATAACATTAATGAAAATAAAATAGATTTTGATGATAGTAACACTTTGTTATATGGTGCGCAATATGAATTTGAACCGCAAGATATAGACTCTATGTATTCTGATTTATTTGAAAAACTTTCATCTGTCTATGGTGATCCTGATAAAACAGAGAGCGATACTACTCAATGGGGAATAAAAAATACTTATACATGGTGGTATGGCGCTAACAATACTGCTTTAGTTCTTCGGGCATCCGATTTGTCAGATTATGATGATGATTTAGAAACTAACAATATATATATTTCTTATGTCTGGCAAAAAGGAGATGAATTATTAAAAACTGCCGATGATACATTATCTCAAATGCAAATGGATGGTGAAACTGAAATTTATGGAAATGGTTCCACCAACGGATTATAAAAGGCTAGGGATTTCTCCCTAGCCCTAATCGTTTTATCAATCTTCGCCCTCTACAATTTTCATTCCCTTTATCGGAATTGTAAATGTAGTTGTTGGTGCTCCCCAATAAAAATTTTGACTAATCTTAATAGTTACTGGGCTTTTAGTATCGTTTAAACAAATACGATACACTATGTTCTTCGTGCTTTTTTCTGGAACATCACTTCTGGGACTATTTTCTGAATCATCCCAAGAATCGTTCAAATATATTTCTTGCGCATCTTGATATGCTTTAACTTCAAATTCGCCGCTTGGGTGAAAATAAACAGTTGCTTTGTTGGTTACTTCAAATTTAGGTTCAAAATAATATGTTCCGTAATAGTCAAAAATCTCACCAGAAACATATCTTACCTTGCAACGGTCAGTCTCGTATACCGTAGATGTTGGATTTTTGGTTGCCTTTTTGTTCTTAACCACAACTTTAACTTTTTTGCTGACATTTCCAGATTTTACGGTTATATAGGCTGTTCCGTTCTTCTTTGCAACAATTTTTCCTTTTTTGCTTACTGTTGCCACTTTCTTATTAGAGGAAGAAAACTTAACAGTGTCTTTTGAGTTAAATGGTGTCTTGTTTGCCTTAATGGTAAACGTTCCACCCTTTGTAAGATTGACTGTTGTTTTATTCACGGACAGTTTCTTTGTTTTGACAGCCTTACTCTGTACAGTTAAGCTAATGTCCACAGTAACGCCACTTTCTAAAGTTGCTGTAATGATAGTTTTTCCAGTTTTCTTTAATGCTTTTATTTTAAAACTTCCGTTCTTATTCACGGCGGTAACTTTTGCAAGTTTTTTATTCTTTGGCACAACGGATTTTAAATAATCACCGTTCACCATGCCAGTAATTTTAACAGCTGTAGTTGATTTACCTTTTTGTAGAATTACATTTTTGTAATTTGCTTTTCCGGTCGGGCGAACAGCGTCACCATACCTCATTTCCTTTTCTCCACATTTAGAACATCTTCTAACAATTTCAGATGAACTATAATATGTGGCTGCTTTCTCTTCTTTCCATTCAGACCAATTATGACCTGTTGGTTCTGCAAGAACTTTTCCGCACCTTGTACAATATTGTGATTCAGTACATGTTGCAGGTTTACCAGGGCTGTGACCTAATGCATTTTTAATCACTGCACCACATTCTACGCAAATTTGGTCATCAACACATGTTGCCTTTGGGCCTGGTGTATGTGGTGTCTTGCTTGACAATACTGCACCACAAACCGTACAGGTCTGTTCTTTTGTGCAAGTGGCTTCTGCGCCAGGTACATGTCCTTTGGCGTTTCTTAGTATAATTCCACACTTAGTACATTTCTGTGGCATTGTACATGTCGCATATGCTCCTGGGGTGTGCCCTGTTGCTTTCTTTAGGACAGCTCCGCAAGTCGTACAAACTTGGTCTTGTGTGCAAGTAGGCTCTGCGCCAGGTGTATGAACGTGAACCGCTGGTGGTTCAATATTATTTATTTGCGCATCAACTTTTAAATTTCCATTAATTTTTCCGTTATTCCAGAAATTTCCGTAAGAAAATCCTGTTGTAACACCATTCTCTGTTTTTGTTGCAGAGTTTAAAAGTATTCCTCCGTAGTAATAATTTAAGCAAAACAGAGTTCCGCTAACATTAATAGTTCCATGGTTGTAGAAATCTCCAAAAACATATATGTTGCCATTTACGGTAAGGGTTCCATAAAACGTATAAGAACCACCATTTACAACGTACAGGTTTCCATCAACTGTTCTTCCGCTAAATTCCTGTAGGCTTCCATTCCCGACTACAAAATCGCCATATTGAGTATAGCCAGTATTGTAATATTTTTCTGCCGATACTGGAACTGCCATACAGACAATCAATAGCATGACTGCCAAAACTGATAGTAACTTTTTCGCTTTCTTCATACATACGTACCTCCCAATATTTGATACCCATATTTTACCACCTTGGGACGTATTCTGGAAGTCCTATTTCGCTTTTCTATCAATTTCCGCAGTTACGGCAAACAAAAGAGCTTCGGCAAATTTCGCACCAACCGAATCAGTGTATTTATCGTGAATCTGCTTTGCTTCCATGGTGAGATTTTCCCACTGTGGAATATCGTCTTTTGAGATAAAAGCATACTTCTTGTGGAGATTCCATATATCTTGCCAGATGGAAAAGTAAGTCTGTTTAAAGTCCATCAGCGTAAAGAACCCCATGATATTTCTCGAACCTATGCTCTTGCTTTATTTCTGGGTATTTGTTCCAATCTACCTTGCTATAAAACATCTTTGTTGGCCTGGCAAATAGTTCCTTACCGCCATACAAAGCTCTGTATACTACCAAATCTTCCCCTGTTTCTGTATGTCTGGCATATCCGATAAACTTATACAAATACTCGTTGTTGCGTGGCTCCTTGATGGTTTCTCTCTTAAAGTGCTGTACAATGTCTCCTGGCTCAAATAATGGTCTGTTCATTATGTTTTCATATCTCCTTTTCGTTAATACCACTTCTCTTTCAGCTGATTAATCGGTGTTCCGGCAACTCCGGCACTTTCTCCGCTGTCTGTTGTCTTGAAGTATGCACCCGGAATTTGAGGATACATAAACTCAAACATCAAATAATTAGCTGCATCGCAAAGATATTCTGTGTTTCCTGTCTCACGATACTTTTTGATGCACATATCGTGGGATTCCAAGGCGTTTACCAACTTCTCCCCGAAGTTATCCTTTGCTGTACCATATTTGTAAAAACTTACCTCAACCCTATTCTGGCGTAATTCATCGAAACGGTCTGAATATTCTGTCGGAAGTTCTGTTCCTATTTGACTCATATGTTTTAATTCTCCACAATTAATTAATTTCTTTGTTCAAATTTCAATTTTCTTGGCTTATTCCTATATTTTATCTGGTGAGAGATTTTGAAACGGATTTGATTATTTTATCTCAGTAATTCTTTATCAATAATCTGGAAATTTGCCCTGTGGATATAAAGAGCTTTTCCGTCAATCATTAACTTTGTCATTTTAGGTAGATCGTCCGGGATTTTCCAGAACACCTCGTCACCAGAATATGCGGCTATTGGTTGTCCAAGTTGGGATTTAATTACTACAACCCTAGATTTCCCAAAATAATTTTTATAATAATTCACAATCCCGGCTATGTATGCATTCTCTGAAATCTTCCCGGTTGAATGGCTGGTAATATCTTCCTGGGTAAAATCAACCTCCGGCTTCAATCCTTTTTGCTCAAAAATACAAGTATCACCACAACTTTCAATTTCTTTACCGTCTATCAGAATTGTAATGACGGAAGATACATCATAGCTGGTTGTTTCGTTACCCTCGCTATCGTAGCCCTTAGATTTCGTTTTATTCCCGGAAATATTAATCTTGTCCCCAGTGGTGGTCATAACCTTTTTGCCGTAGTTATCGTAGGTATAGATTGTGTAGCTGTTTCCAGAAAGATTTCCTTTCACGTCATTCATGTAATCGTCATTCGCTGCACAGCCTGTTAGCCATGTGATAGTGCAGATACAGATAATAGTTGCCAGTAGTGCTTTGATTCTTTTCATAGTGTGTCCTCCCTTTTTTGTTTCACTCTTTGATATAGCATATTTTGTGTGGTGTCCTTAAAAAATAACATGATTCTATAATCAAAATCTCCGCCATTTCTTTTTCCCCACTTTGTCTTAAAATGTTCCTCCATCATGTCAAGATAGAACAGTGGTTCCTCTTTATCGTCAACCAAATCATCTTTTGCCATATCTGTGTCTGGATTGCGTACCATTTTCAGAATATTTTCGGCTTGGTTTGGCGTAACCATCGGATGTTTCTTTTCACGGTATTTTTGATATTTCTTGAAAAACTCTGTAATCAAGAATATAGATAAGCAAATGTCATGGTCTTCAAAAATATTCTCTTTTGTTCCGTAAATGCTTTCGTATATTTCAGTTACCAATTTCTCAACATCTTCGTCTTTATAATCTAAGATAGATGATTGGTTCCTTGAATTATAGCGGTTGGCTTTCTGCTCCTTGGTTCTAGGAGGTATATTATATATATTTAATTTATTATAATTATTAGGAGCAGAAGTCTGATTATCTTTATCTGTATAAGATAAAGTCTTTTTTTCTTTATTATCAATAAAGTCTGGTTCTGTTTTCTTATCTATATCTGTTATACTTATTTCACTGTTATACTTATCCACGCAGTTTTCCTCACCACGGAAGGTGCAGTTTTTCTCACCATCCCCCATGCGTTTTTTCTCACCACGTTCGGGCTGATCTTTTTGCTCATGCTCATTTATAAATTCTTCATAAAATTTTTCTGTGAGAATAAGGTGTCTATGCTTTATTACTTTTGGATTATCTTTTTCATATTCATACCATGAAGTTATATAACCATTCTGTTTTAACCCATTTAGCATTGACTGAATAGTACGTTCGGACACACCAATAAAATCAGCAAAATGCCGATTGCTCGCAAAACAATCACCGCTTTTATCTCTTTTGCGAAGACTATGTATTTCCACTAATAAAAATTTTTCTCTTGGGCTGAATTTATTTGTAAGATATAATTTTGACGGTATAAATACCCCCGTGAAATCTCTTTCTCTTCTTTCGGAAACAAACTGTTCTTTTCTCATGCTAGATAACCTCCGTATATCTAAAAACTTCTCCGATAATATAAAAACAGTAGGCAATCTCTCGGAGGTGAGACTTTCGGGAGCTACCCTAGCCCACTGATTTTACCAATTATTAAATACCATATACTTCTTTATTGTATTTTGCCCTATCCATGTCGGATTTTATTCTTACCCATTTATCAATCTCTTCCATTGTTTCGCAAAGATTTTTCATCATATTAATTCCAAACATAGGAATATGCCCGCATTCAGAAACGATTTTGAAATCTAGGCTTACAGTTCCTTTCTTTTGTTCTTTTCCGAGATCAAATCCATTTAGTAAAAAATGATATCTGCTATGCAGTTTTCCTGGAAGCAGCAGCAAGTTATTTATGTCATTATTGCTTCTATCAAAGTCTATATGGTGAATTACATAACTGCTGTCAAACTCAATTCCATAGTATTCTTTGTAATACTTCCGATAATTAAAACTCTTTGCCATAGATTGATACCTGCCTTTCGTATAAAAGAGTGCCTTGAACTGTATGTAAATCAACAGGCAGGCGGCAAGGCATTTCCGCTTTTCGATGATCGGTCTAGCCTGTTGGTTTTACCAAAATTAACGGTTAAAATAAAAAAGAGCCGCCAAGTAAGATAAAAATTCCTCAAAATCGAGAAATATTAATTTCTTCTTAGCGGCTCAAAAATCAAAACCGTGTGTACTTCTTCATTAAAGAAATCATACCACACAATCAGTCAAAAATCAATATGCCGGGGACGGTTTGAAACGGCTATCTGTATCATTTTGGGCTTTTGTTACTGCTTTTGCAATCTCGCTTCCGTCCAGAATAATGCTATTCATAATGTACTGCGGATTGTTATTTCCGCTGTTCATACTCATTGCCATTGCAACGCCCTGTGCTACTGCTTTTGCCATTTCTTCTTTTGTAAGTCCCATGCTTCCGTCCGAACTAGAAACAATGCTGTCTGCGATCTTCTTCATGGTTCGTGGATTTTCCAGTGGAAGAACTGCTTCAGAACCAGCTTCACCGATACCAATTACCTGTGCACCATTGAAAAGACCACCTTTGGCGTACCAATTAGGCTTGTAAACTGGTGTAGAACTGGTTCTTCCACCACCAAGATCATGTTTTCTCCACTCTGAAATATAATAAGTCAGAGTTGGCAAGTGCACTTGTTTCATGCCATCGGCAAATGATTGAGCCGTTTCCCGACCAATTGATGTAAGATTAACATTAAATAGTCTTTTAATTTTATCCGAAATCCCCGACAAATTAGATTCTGTGTAGGTTTTCATTTTTCCAGTTTCCGTGTCAACTTTTCCAGAAGCCTTTTCCCAAATCTGGTTTGTATTGATAAGAACGGAAGACCAATAACTTTGGATGGTTGTCATAACCTTACCCATTATATCTTTGGTATCGGTGTCCATGGTTCCGAGAGCTGTCGATACAGCACTTGCGGAATTTCCCCAATTGGTTTTAGAGTTGGTTTCAACATCATCATTCGTGTTCTTTATCTTCGACCAAATGGAAGGCATTGTGCTTTCTGTGCTTTTTTTCATTCCAGCCATTGCCGTGCTTACTGCAGTATTGGCGAGACCAAAGCCAGTTTTTGTCTTGGATGATACGGATTCGGATGCTGTTGCAACTGATTTGCTCATTGTTGATGAAGCTTTCGGAACATCTTCTGAAAAAGCTTTTATAACTTTTCTTGTGTCAATTCCCATCTCTGCCATTTTATCCATCAATGCTTGGAATGCAGCTCTAGCTGTTGCACCAGATGATTCTTGCTGTTGAAGGACAGTACTTAATTCATCAAACTGCGTTGGAGTGATTACTGCTTGATCTGAAAGTCTTTCCAGTGCAGATTTCGCATTATCAAATTCTGTCCCCATCGTACCGATATATTCATTAATATTGCTTACATGAGAATTTGTAGAGGTATCAGATTCCTCCATTGCTTGTTTTAATGCTTGCTTAAATGTATCAGAAGAAATTCCGAGATTTTCAAGTGATGTTTCTACAGTTTGGAGCTGTCCATCAAAATCAAATGCATTGTCTTTCACATTTTTTAAATCACCGCCAAGTCCGATAAGTTTATCACCAGAGATTCCAGTTTGGTCTTCGATGATTTTCAATGCTTTTCTAACAACTTCAAAATCGTTGAATGCGTCAGCTGTGGAATCTTTAAAGTCCATAGCTTTTTTTACCTGTCCAAGACCTTCCACGACAAATGCAGTCGCACCCAAATTGGTTGCGTATCCCCAAAATCCTTGGAATTGTCCACCAGCTGTTTGTGCGACATCACCGAGATTTTTTATCTTTTCTGCAAGTGTAGTAAACCCGCCATTTCCTGCTGCTTCTGCTTCATCCCCTAAATCTTTTATTGCTTCTTTTGCTCCACTTGTTCCATCTCCTAAAACAGTTGCAAGTTTATCTGCAATTAGTTCTGCATTTTTCTTTTCAGCTATTTTTCCTGCAATATGTCCCACAAGTGAACCAACAAGAGTTCCAATACCTGTAATATTTGCTATTTTTACTGCAATAAATGCTTTTGTAAGCCATTCTGCAATATGTCCGGCTATCGGGTGCTTTTCCTCTAATCCATCGAATAATCCGTTTAATGCACTGGTAAGACCAGTTAATAGCAGATCAGCTGCGGTACTAAGGATTTCTCCCCATGGCAATTCACCAAGGAATGTTCCAACTCCTTGTCCAAACTCATAGAATGTGTCTGTCGTGAGAGAATCTTTTAATGCAGTACACAAGTGAGATATAAAATCTCCAAGAGCCTGTCCGTTCTCTTCCCAATTTGTTTCTTTGATGAATTTAGCGATTCCATCTCTTATCTTGGTTGCGAGATCATCCCAATTAAATGTTTCGGTAAATGACTTTAAGCTTTCAAATGCTCCATTCAGTAATCCAGAAAGTGCATCTGCAATTGTGTTCATGTCTATCTTTTTGATTGCACCATTTAAGGCTTTTCCAATAGCAGTGCCAAGCTTACCCCATCCAGTAATTCCAGCACCATCTTTTTTAGACATATCCTTTACAAAGCCAGAAAGCATTTTCCAAGATGCCATAAAACTGTTTCCGATTAAGTTTCCAAGACCTGTCCAGTCAATTTCCTTTATAGCTCCTTTTAAAAGTTGAGACAGTTTTGCCCCTATTTCAGAAAAATCTATTCCTCCATCTCCAAGCAACAGGTTTAGAGTATTTACTGCTGTGTTAATTCCAGCTCCAAGCAATCTTCCCATTAAGTCAAAATCTATGCCGCTAACCATGGAATTGAATGCTGTTGTAAATGCATTTACAAATTCAGTTATTTTCGGACCAACATTATTCCAGCTGATAACGTTGTAAACTTTTTTCATACCAAGATTGAGCATATCGGCAATTGTGGTTCCTACGCCTTTCCAATCTTTAGCCAGAAATGCTTTTCTGATTTTAGCAGCCCATTTATTAATTGGCGTTTCGTCAACAGTCAAAACTTCATCCATTGAATCTTGTATTCCTGCAAAACTATCTGCCAAATCTCCAAGTCCAGAACCAAGGCTTTTAGATGCAGTCCCGGAATCGTTTGAGTTATCAGCAAGCTGATTTAATTGGTCGAATGGTAATACAGAAAGTGCCTTTTTCAGCTTCTTTGCAGATGATGTAGCGTCATCAAGCCCGGAAGAAGCATCATCACCGGCTGTTTCTATACCCCCTAAGTTAGATACAATATCGCTAACTCCACCCTGTGATCCTTTCAGCTTCTTTCCCATCAATACATACATGAAGTTACGGAACACATTCGCAGCTTGCATAAGTTTTGACATAAGCGCATTGAGAGCTTGAATAGCAGGAAGAATGCCAGCAATCAAACCTTGCCCGATTACTGCGGAAAGTGACTGGAAGTTCAGAGTGAGTAAACGAACCTGGTTCGCCCAGGTGCCAGATGTCCTAGCGAAATCCCCTTGCACATCGCCTGTAGCTGACATTAAATAGTTATATCGAAGAGCAACTTTTTCAGCTTGGGACATTGCATTATAAGATGTTGTAATTCCCCTTGAAAGAGCATAAGCCTCCATATTTGCAACGGATAAATTAATACCCAATTGTCTTAAAGGCTCAATTTCCCCGGAAATTCCAGAGCGTATTTTCTGAAAAGCAGTATCTGTATCAATGTTGTAAAATGATGCAATATCCCCGGCTAATCCAGCAAGAGAAATTGACATTTTAGAAGCTGCATCTTGCGCAACACCAGATGATTTCATCATTGCCATCATGGTCCCAGAATATTGCTTTGCCGCCAATTCGGATAATCCAAATTGTTCTTTAGCCGTAGAAGCAAATTTGTAGGCTTCATCTGCCATGCTTCCAAAGGAAACATCTACAACATTTTCGATTTCTGTAATAGCAGAGCCAAAACCAATTGCACTTTTTCCTAAATTTGCCAGACCACGAATAGCCTTAAAACCGATAGCAGTTTTAAGCAAATTTCCGAGATTAAAAGAAGCGGTTTTAATTCCAGAACTACTATTCCCGAGACGTTGAAACCATCCAATAATGCCTTTTACCCCGGTTCCAATTATAGAAGAAGTTTTACTAACAATATTACCAAGGTTAGATGTTGCAGATGATAATTTAGAAAACGCACTGGATATAGAATTTGTAGCGGAATTTATCTTTCCCCCTGCATTAGCCAACTTTGCCAGTGCTTCCGTCATGCGGATTGTGTTATCACTGATTTTTGGTGCGGTTTTCATTACATCAAAGAAAGATAATACTTCCTTTGCTAGTGTTCCAAGCTGGCTTGACGTTTGTCCGATTTTATTTCCAGAGCTTGCCAATTGTGCAATAGACTGAACTAACCTATTTACAGGTTCAGATATATCGCCAACGCTCGTAAAACTCTCTACGATTGATTTAAGATTTCTTCCAAGCCCAGGCAATTCAGCCGATACATTTGCAATATATTCACCGGAATTGGCTAATCTAGCCATTGAATTGACAAAACGATTAACACTGGTAGATACATCTGGAATCTCTGTCAAATTGCTTAATTGATGGATTATTTCTCCAAGTTTTCCAGAATCAAATCCACTAGCATCAACCTGGCTAAGTCTGTTGATTGAGTTGATAACTGCATTCAGTCCAGAACCTTTATAATCTACTTCACCCATTGTCTTTATGGAATTTGAGAATTTTCCAATTCCATCAGCAATGCTTGTCATTTTCCCTATATCAAGTTCTTTTAGTTTTCCAAGTTCCCTTACACAACTACGTAGCCCATTTGTATTAACTCCGCTTAATGCGGAATTAACTTCTGTGAGTTTGTTTGAAAGATTAGTCAGCGCGCGTACTGCTTTTTCTGTACTACTGCTAATTTTTATATCAAGGGTATCAATGGTATTGTCAGCCATTTTTATCTCCCTCCTTTTTTACAAAAAAATAAAGGGCAGACAAGACTTATTCATCCTGCCTGCCCTTTTCATGGTTAAGTTCAAAGTTTGCCTGCATGAGTTGCAAGCTTGCCAAAAGTGCGTTTCTCTGTTTTTTCTTTTCTTCTTCGGAAAGTATGCCTTCCTGTTTACGCTTTTCTTCCTCTGCTGATTCCAGTAAAGGTTTCTTCAAGTACTCTGCCTTGGATTTTTTTCCCATTAAAGCATTTGCAACAGCTGTGAATGTGGCTGATGTTTCATAAATGCCAGCTTGCCAGAGTTCGGCATCTTTTCTCTTTTGGCGTATCTTTTCAGCTTCGAGATAAGGCTTTAACTCTGTTGGGGTGGAATCCATAAATTCTTCTTTAGATACACCAATAGAGAGGTATAAAGGAAGAATCTCTTGGTAAACAGCTTCTCGAAAAGTTAATTTTTCTTTTTGTGATCCTGTGGAATCTTCGTTGCATTCTTCTCCACTGCCTGTGCTTCTGCTACTGCATTCAGCAGACCGGATAAAAAACCATTTTTCTCCAATTCTTTATCAAGAAGTTGGTATAAATCAAATCCGCTTTTAGGATTTTCCTCGGTTCCTTCATCTTCGTAATCATCCAAAAGGTCACAGACTTTATCAAGAACAGCTTCTTTTTCAGAATCACTTTCATACCCAAACTCTTCCTTGTGCTTCTTTTGAAGTCCGGCAAGAAGCAGTTCTGGAAGAAGAGAAATCATCTTCTGAAGGCTTCTCTCTTTTCCATCTGTAATCCCCTGTACCTTGTCCAGCACATCTGTTTTTGTAAGAAGTCCGTATCCGAATACAACCTTATATTCTTTTCCATGTACATTAAAAGTTACCATTTTATAATCCTCCCATTATTTTTTATAATTCTGATGTAGTTACAACCTTTGTATCGAGTCCTTTGTAATCATTTATGATTAATGATATCGGGATGGTCGCAGCTTCATTTTGACCGATTTCCGGAAGCGGAATTGCTCGTCCTGGTTCAGCAACAATGAAAAATGCTTTTTCGAGATCTGGGAACGCAACTTCGAACCAGGTTGAAAGACTTTTAGCTTTTGCATCTTTAGAGTCTTTAAAAAGTTTTTCGATTGCGGTTATAACGTCGGCGTTCATGTTAAAAGTAACTTCCCATGAGCCACCAGTATCCTGCCTTCCTGCCGCATATTGCGTGAAGTAATCTTCCAATGCGGAAACATCAATCTGTTCAGTGTCAAGACTTATTCCACCAATTGAGCTACATCTTTTTAATTGAGTAAATGTAGTTGGCTTTGTTCCTTTCTCTGTTTCTACGGCATAGTGGAAAGTTACGCCAAGTGTTGTTAAATCTGTCATTTTAATAGGCCCCTTTCTTTAATTTAAGCTTTATGCACGTAACCCTGTGCCGGGAGATAGCGGATCACCGCCTTTCTACTCTTCTTTGTCTGTTTTCAGTTCTGGTAATCCTGCTACAGATGTAAGCAGTGATAAAAAGCCGGAAAGTAAAGACGCGGATAAAACCATTTTCCAGTCAACACTGCCAATTACAGTTGCGGTTCCGATGGTTGCTATTGCTGTTTGTGCGACTGTTTTTACAGCTCTAATTCCTGCTGCTTTCAGCCAAAGTAATTTATCTGCTTTCATTTGGCATTCTCCTTTCATATTTTTGGGTAAAAAAATAGAAGCATTTCTGCTCCTAATCTAATAAAGTTCCTGTATATATTCGGCTGTATCGGCTAACAAGCTTTTTGATTCCGCTGTCACCAAAAAACATAGGTTCCGGGCCATATGTACGACGGAATCCCATGTTCACCATAGCTTTGTGACTTATCTTGTCCAATTCATACAATCTGGTTAATGCTTTACTCCCAGATGTGAAGCAATTTACTTGAAACGATGGCATTGTTGCGCATTCATCCCCTTCAAGGTCACCTCTCGTAATTGGATTTCCGAGCATATAAAGCTGTGCATATGCTTTTTTGCCAGAAGCATTTGTCTCGCTCCCATCCATGGAGTAATTGTCTGCGCCAGTAATCTTAGAAACAGCCGCTCCCCACCTTGAAAAAACTTCTAATACAGGGGATTCTATTGTGTCTGGCATATCTGTCACCTCACAATAAAAAATGCGCCCACCTTTATAGTGAACGCATTGCATTTTATGCTACAATTTAACACTGTAATGATAACATAATTGGTTGGTATCATTCAGTATACTATGGTATCATCTTTAAGAAGAGAATACCTCTTTGGCAATTTTTCGGATATTCTGAATGATTTCTACACTGGCTTTATACATTGGCATTGTAGCTTCTGTGCCGTAAGAACGTACCCATTCGCCAGAATCAGAAACATATACCCAGGAATCGTTTTTTCCTTTTCCTTGTCCGTAAGAACCGATTGTATAACCAAATTCTTCTCCTTTTGGATGCGGACTAGAACCTGCTGTGCCATTGTAGTGAATACCTGCACCGAACTCTATAAACAAAAGGTCTATTCCTTCGCATATTAAATGGGCTTCTGCATAGTTTCCAAAACTGTTAATTTTGATGTAAGTATTATGGTTCTTATCGGAATCGCCTTGTGCTGCTAAAATATTTTGATTAATGACTGGAATCCCTAATTCACATAATCTTTTTATGAAGATTTCATTTTTGCTCCTTAAAGATTTTTGATAATTTTTTATTTCATCAATAGCATTTTGGATTGATTTCTGCGATAAGGTACACTTTATTGTCTTACCCATCCTCGTTTCCTCTCTTGGAAATTCCGTATCTGGCAATATTGCCTTTTTTTGTGTCTAAAATCTTCTTTAGTGTGTAGTCTGGCAATACTGTAGGATCTCCATTTTCGTACAAAATAAGGCTTCCATCCTCGCTTATTTGTGGGATTCTGTCTATCCAAAATATGTCTGCTTCCTGTGGGTGGAAATTTCGGTTAAAGCTTGTAATGTACCTGTCGTAATCTGGCACTATTCCGGCTGCGATTTCTTCTGGTGTTCCAGCTGTGGATGATACAGAAAAAGAGAACAGAACTGGCTTCTCATAAACTTTAACGCGGTCTAATCCTTTTGTTTTTTCAGTAATTCGTGACCAATATACTTTTTGCTTTTGACGGACTAATCCTCTCATATTTCCTCTCTTTCTTAAATTTGGTTGCTTAACTAAAGCTTCCTTATCCAGTCAGTACGTCCAACTTCTATTGCTTCCAGCACCAACGCGAATAAGTGTAACTGACCTTTTTTTCACATTTGCACAGATTACATCAAATGCTGTATCTGTCGTAGTACCTGACACACGGTTCACAACGCCGTTATCGTTGTGATTTGCACAGCAGTCACTTACGAAGTAGGTGACACCGTTTACAACGTGCATATAATCCGTGTGCTGGTGCCCGCACGCAAAGTAACAGACTGCGTGAGTGGTATCGGTATAATCCTCGTTGATTTTGACATCCCCAAATGTGGTGCTAATATTTTCCGAAAATGTAGTCTTTTTTTGGAGTGCGCTTATCCAATCCACAAGATACTGATACTTAGCATCAGATATAGCTCCGTCTTTTTCAAAGACGTTCCAGTGCATATAGAATGCAAAATGATAGTCTGTTGGTGTGCTTTTTATAGTGTCTCTAAGCCATTCAACAAACCAACTCTTATCTGTATCTGTGTAGTCGATTATAATGTGTCTTATCATTCCGACATTATCATCAACATAATAATAATGTTTTCTCGTTGAGATTCCTAAAGGGGATAAGTTAATCTGGTAATTTAATGCTTTCGCAATCATAACCATATTTGTTCCCCACGCATCACTATCAGAGATAACAAAGTCATGATTCCCCATGACATAAATCATTTTTTTGCCAAAAACAGAAAATGTCTTGTTCATCACCTCGCGCAAATCCGATATAAGATCCTCTTTTGTCCCCAATGCTCGCACATTATCTCCACAGTTAATCAGCATTTTTGCGTTGGTCAAGGCTCTTATTCGCTCAATTAGCGGCAAAAAAGTCCACGTGTTGGCGGGTGCATGAATATCAGTTACAAAAATATATCCAACGCCATAATAATCTTGAGCCTCATCTTTGGCAATCGCGGAATTGATTTCATCGATTTTAACATCAAGATGATTTCTATAATAGCGCGGAAGAATATATTTATATTTTCTGTTGGTCAAAATGCTGGCACCAATAGAGCCGTTCTTGTTGGAATTTATCAGTGCTTTTACTGATCCTTCAGGTGCTTTTGCTCTGTAGTCAATATAAGTCTTCCATTTTGCTTGTTTGATGTAAGATTTTATTATATTATTACTTTTGTCTACAAACGCAATTCCAATCCAGTCATTTCCTATTTGCAAGTCAAAAGAATACAACTCGTTTGGCTTTACCGAAACTTCTATACACTTCATGTAACTCGATTCTGTTTTTTGCATAGGATTGCCATTCCATCCATATCCTTCATATCGGATTTCGGCAAGCTCTCCATCAAAATCATACCCATTTTTATAATAGGTTTCTAAATCTTCCTTTAGCGAACCAATAGCTTCTCCCGTTGCTTTTGCTTCTGCAAGCCCACCTTCTATAGTCAATGTAGTGTCTGGCTGTGATACACTCTGGATGTCCTTAATAGCTTGTTCTTTTGCGGAATTTACATTTTGAACAGCTTCCGCAGATGTGTTTTTAGTAAGCTCCAAAAGCTGATTTATAACATCTTTTTCTTCCTGTCCTATCTGTGGTTGATCAATCTCGATACCCTCTAGCACTGGTACTTCCGCTATTGCGGTATTCCATTCAACACTAATATTTGAATCGGAATCCGTTTTAACAGCGCAAACAATAAAACGTACCGTTCCCATATACCTTGCTGCATTTCTTCCAATCAACCAAGAAAAAGTTACATTTTCGCCATCTACAGCTACATCATCACAAATGTATTGGTCTTTGATAGAAACATTAAAATCCACACTGCTTACGTTTTCAAAGTTAATTCTGACTGAAAATTTGGATAAATCAAGATTATCTCCTACAATTTTGGGACATGAAAATTTAATACGTTCTGCATTCTTGTCAGATTGTACCCCACCAACTACGATTGTAGAGGGCACGAAAATAGCCCTTGTCTTAGCGTCAATTGTGCATATATCGGATTCTTCAGAAAGCAAATTAACATCTTCTTTTGTGCTCATAAGTAAATCAAGTGCTGTTGCCATGTTCTACCCCCTCTGTGATACTTTAGTTTTACCAGTGGTTATAATGTATTTTCCGTTATCTTTTACGCCAGTGACAGATACAAAAAAGCAATCCCAAGTAAGGGCTTCTGGCGGAATTTCACATTGATTGTTTTTCAGTATTACTGGATATTCTCTTTCCATTCTCCAAAATGAAGCAGCTGTTTTACATCCGTTCCACTCTGGTGAAAAGATAAACAATGCTTTAAGATATCCAGTCGTGCCCTTTACCAGTCCAGAGAAATCACACTTGGGATCTGGATAAATTCTTTGATTATTTACAATAAATCTTAATACTCTCATGCAATCACCCTTTCCATTCCAACAGGAGAAACATATGTGAATTGGTTTCCTAAAATATCTCTGGCTGTGCCAATAACAAACTGTCCATAGTCGGACAGAATATTGCATACAAATTCCTCTGCGTCCACCCAATATCGTTTCTTAACCATGCGGTGAAGTTCTGTTAATAGACCGTAGCTGAACATCACGCAATGACCTAATTCATGGATAAATACACGATTTAGAAGTTCGCCATGTAGGTTGTTCGCAATCGAAATTGTCATTGTAGAGTAATCAGATACAGCAAGTGTCCTCTGCCCTGTACGGTCAATCAAAACATTATCATGGGGAGAAACAAAGTGAACTCTCCATAAGTCCCCGTTCATATAGAATTGTTTCAGCATGGTTTCTCACCATCCTTTCTACGAAAAAAGCCCCTGCCGCATTAATTTGCGACAAGGACTTAATTCATTTATTGCTCTAGTTCATCTGCTGTACAAGTCTGGTCAGGTCAGTTTTCATCTGCTGTCTGAGCGTTGCATCTGCATCCGACCACATTTCCGTAAGATTACGGATAATGTCAGATGTGTACTCCTTCATGGAATCATCCATTTTTCTTTTGGATTCCGTGTCTTTGGAATCATGATAGTGCCTACGATTCTCATCGTATCTATCATAGGATTCGCCATATCTGGATTTCTTCCGATTCATGTCACCCATTTCCATATTACTACGGTCTGGATGATATCCCATGCGGTACATATTGCGCTCGAATTCTGGATTGTTTAAATACTCATCCATCCAGTCATCATCTTCCATGTACAGATATGGTCTATAACCTTTTCTGGTTCCCCTACCTTTTGGAGCGAAACGCCCATTTGAATAGCGGTAACGGTCATATCCCATGCGTCCAAGATACTTTTCTTCCTGTTCGCATTCGTCCATAGCTTCTACGATTCTGTAATCTTTATCTGCACAAATCGCGCACTTTACGGATTCCATGCAATCTTTCAAATCGTCCCAATCTTGAGAACTGAGATTATCGAAGCCATGTGTTTTGGCTTTTTCCATAGCCCATTTTCCCATTTCCATTGCAACTTTATGCATTACAGTGCCCCCTTTCTAACAGCCTGCGTAACAGGTGCTTCTGTCGTTGGGGCTGTACCATTGATTGCAGTCAGATTGTTATTCGGGCTACATGCCGGGTTTCCTAACATTTTGAACACTCCACCAGTAGCACTTGTTACAACTCTGGTTGCGTATTTTGTTCTTGTTCTGACACCACATGCTGTTACCTGTGCGCAGCAACGATTCTCTAGCGGATACAATGTTGTTCCTGTTCCTATCTGAATCATCACTGGGGCAGTAATTGTGGTTGCATTTGGAATAGATTGTGCTAAAACAATGCAGTATTTTTCTCCATTATTGTAGCTTCCTTCTGGAATAGTAACCACAAGATTTCCACCTGTGAATGCAATTGCGGTAGACAACACAAGGTGATTGCAGAGTTTACAAACATTCTTACATGCCATATCTCTTACCTCTCAATCAAATAAGAGGTGAGCCGCAACCCACCTCTTAGAATTTAGTCAACCTCTAAGGGTGAGTTACTTAGCAACAACCGTTACCATATGTATTACATCCTGCGTATGCATATGGAGCTGGAACCTGGAATGCAGGAATCGGAGCAGGATTGATTGCATTGATTAACTGCTGTGTCTGAGAAGCCATTGCAGTTGTAAGCAATGCAGACTGGCGATCCTGGGAAGCAGCACGTTTCAGATCAGAGTTCTCTGCCTGTAATGTTGCAATCTTATCGTTAGTCAGGAAGTCAAGGATTGCTCTTGTGTTGCTGTTCTGGTTTTCCAGAAGATCTCTTGTGTTGTTGTTCATTGTGTTCTGGAGAGCACAAGTGTTGGTAGCAAGGTTGTAGTTGATACCCTGGATGGCTTCTCTTGTTTCGCAACAACAGTTTGCTAACTGAGACTGTAATGCGTTGGTATTCTGCATACCGGCTACAGTATCAGCATTGATTGCCTGCTGAACGCCGTTGAAGCCTTGAAGCATTCCGACATTCATACCATTAAAGCCACTCTGCATGGTATTGTTAAGAGAATATGTGCTGTCACAGATACCCTGCTGAATACCTCTGATACCATTCTGAATATCATTAAGGGCGAATTCCTCATTAATGTCTGAACGGGTAGCCCATCCTTGGAAGCCGGAACCATTTGTACCATTGCCACCCCAGCCACCAAAGCCGCCGAAACCGCCCCAGCCAAAGATAAGCAATATTATAATCCACCATGCCCAGCCACCGCCAAAGCCATAGCCTTCATCTGCACGGTTATTAGAGCCGCTTAATACAGCGACATCGCTTGCTGATAATCCACCATTCATCATAGCGATTACCTCCTTATTGATTTTTGTAATTTATACAAAATCAAAAGACCGCGGCTCTTTTAATTATTGTAGCGAATTTATTTTATTCCAAACTGGTTCTTAACCTGCGACAGTATATCGTCTGGATTAATATTTCTTTCTTTACAAAGATTTCTTGCAAGTTTTTCAATTCCTGCATTATCACCTTTTTCCATCATGTTAATTGCATTGTCAATTACAGGATTATTTCCAGATTTCTGTTTCATCATATTGATTATGGCTTGTTGAGGATTCCCTCCACCACGTATCATCTGCATAAGTTGCATTGGATTCATCATCTCTGTTTACCTCCATTCTGCTTGGGTTCCGGTGTTCCCGACATTTGTGTCGGAAACATACTCTTTATTTCGGAAATTTCTGAACAAACATCGTTCCGAAGCTGATTAAACATAGCTTCTATGTCAATCGGTTTTTCTTCTGCCTTTGGTTGCTGTTGTTCTTCCGGATTTATAAGTCGATAAACAAAAATTCTACTTCTTCCATCTGCCTGTAATTGTTTTCTATATATTTCTGTACCGTCAGTTTTTGGATAATAGACAGGGTTTCCAGACATATCTACATCTTTTGCCTTTACAGTATCAATCCCATCGACCATCTGTCCTTGTAACATGGGGATTTGTGGTACTTGCGGCATTGGTTGCTGAATTTGTGTCTGTCCGTATGGCATTGCCTGTTGATAGCTATTTTGCAATTGAGCTAATCTATCTTGATACGGTTGTATTTGTTGAAATGGTTGTGCAAAATACGGATTACCATACTGCATATCTCAAACCTCCCTTGTTTTTATAACTATATTTTACAATAATAAGAGGTTGATTAACACGCCATGATAACGCCATAAATACGCCATTTTCTATGAATACAAAGAAAAGCCCCGACAATACATCGGGGCGACTTTCATAATTTTCTTCTTTAATTTTCTGTTTATGCGGTCTACGGTTCTTGTGCTGTAGCCCATGATTTCTGAAGCTTCTGCAAGTGTTTTTTCTTCGTAAACGCGCAATCGGAATAACTCTTTTTCTCTGGAATCAAATCCAGCTTCACGCAAATAGAAGATTCTTTCATCTTCCGAAAAGTCTTTATAATCATCCATTCCACTGTCCTCCCTGTAGTGGAATCAATATTTACACCGGGAAAATGCCTTTTAGGGCAAAGCCTAAAACAATACCAATTATGCCAGTTATGATATAAGCAATTATTTTGTCCTGTAACTTTCCTGGTTTTTCCATGAGTGATTTTAAATTGTCGTTCATTTCGTCAACTGTATCCTTAATGTGTCCCAGATCGTTGTTGTATAAAGCAATTTTCTGTTCCAGCGCATTGATACGTTCAAAAAAAACTCCATCCCTTTTGGAATGCTTTTCTTTCATCTCATGGACGGCACTTTCCAATTCTTTTAAGCGGTGTTCGTTGATACACTCGTGTTCACATCCCATCGCTATTCCTTTCCATCACTCCCATTTTTTAAATATTGCTTCTACCCACCTAATTTGAAGCACCCCTGCGATACGTGGGAGGATTGACGTATCACGCACACACCATCTTAGAATCCGATAAATGGAAAAACACCATGATTTACATAAATTTCAGTTTCGGAATCCCAACTTCTATTCACAGAGGATTCGGAATGTGATCCTTGAAACTCAGCTCCCTGCTTTACTAGGAAGAAAAGAGCCAAATCAAATATGCAGTCATAGCATTTCTCCATATCGGAATTTATTTTCTCATCACTGTAAGAGGAAGGATAATTCCTTTTCTTCTTAAATGAACGAATAGCCCTCTTTGCTGAAAGAGGAATCATCCTCGCAGTTTCTTCATCATCTTCAAGATAATTTGTCAAGTCCTCTATAAGCTGTTCGTCCATTTAATCACCTACCTTTGCTGAGATAAAATCTCTGATATTATTCCAGCCTTATTAGTTGCTGTCAGGGCATAGCCGTTATCACTTGCGAGTTGTCTTAACTGAGATACAGTCATATTAGACAACTCGCTTTCTGTATACTTGTGTGTTGATGTATCATTCACACTTGCTACAGATGGTGACTGGCTGTTTTCATCGAGACTATGCCCGGTTATTCCCCCGCTTTGGTACCGATCACGATACCACCGTTTGCTTTTGGTGCAACAGGGACGAACATACCGGATGCTTTTGTCCATACTGCAACTGGGTCTGGTGTAGCCCACATGGAAAGAGTTACGAAAGAACGGTTCTCTTCCTGTATAAACTGTCTGTATTCAAGCTCTTCTGGTGTCACACCCCAGAGGCCAACACCGAAAGAACCGTTAGCATCTGCTTCATACAGAGTAAATACATCCTCTTTGAGGTATCTGGCTGTTTTCAGGGTTCCATCTGCTTTTCTGAAATTAAAGTTCTCATCACAACGATCAATTGTGATTCCATATTCCTGCATAAGCAGATTGGCAAGCTCCTGCTTTGTGAGAAGCCTTTTATTTGCAGCACCCAGAACAGCTGTCTGCATTGCAGTGTTGTTCCGCATGTAGTTAATCATTTTAAGAGAAGTAACAGCTTTGTTTACTACATAGCCATTGCCTTCTGCTACAGCTACCATTTTCTGGATATCGCCCATGATATCTGCATCTGGCTTAGACCAATCAGTAAGCGTTACTTTTGCACTTGCTGGAACGCCATAGTCAATTCCCATGTCAACATGGTTCTCTTTGATTGTTACAGCGCCGGTGGAAAGGAACTGTCCTTTCATAACATTTGCTCTTGTAACAACGCCCTCGAACAGTCTGGCTGCATCATCAAATACAAAGTTTTTCAGTGCTTCATTATCCGGCACACCGTTTTCAATTGCCTGCCGTAAGTTTTCGGACTGATTGATTTTTCTCTTAATGAAGAGTTTTTCAGTCAGGACTTTTTCAAATCCAGGTCTTGTGCCGATTTCTGCTTCGCTATCAAGAGCGTGGACGAATGCAACTTCCGGGAGATTCTGTCCAGCCATAAGTCTGTAATACTCTGCTTTCAGATACTGGGTTTTTGTATCTGGGAAAATGGTATCGAGGATACCTGGTCTTTTAACGCTGAAATTCTGAGAGAAATTAAGTCTTTCTTCTTGGGTAATTGATTCCAAAATATTAAATGGCATTTGTCATACCTCCTTAAAATACTGGGTCTTCTGTGACTACAAAAACAATTCCGGATTTTTCAAGCTCTGTTTTTGCAGTAGTGTCAACTGTTACTGGAAGTCTCTTTTCAAGAACACGTCCTGAGACAATCACAGAAATTGGTCTCTTGGTATCATCTGTCATATCAACATCTTCAAATACAATGCCGATTGCGCCTGTCGCATTTGTTGGATATACGGAACCTGCTTTGATAATTTTCTTAGTTCCAACTGTTTCAGCATTTGTCTGGTCTGCTGTGTAGGTTTTGAGTACAAGTCCGACCTCAGATTCAAGAATATTTGGAGTGGACTCATACTGCTCTGTTTTCATAAAAGCCATTATTTATATCTCCTTTACTTAAATATTTACAGGGGCGTTACCGTCCACTGATTTAGTTTCCTGGTTCTTTTTTGCTGAGTAAGCTTTTGCAAATTCAGCAGCATCACTTTTTACTGTAGCTTTCCCACCGCTACCACCGCCCGGATTCGGAGTGTTTTCCAATGCTTCCTTCTCCCAAGCTGCTTTTGCGGTATCAAGTGCTGTTTTATTTGCTTCGGAAACTCCCTTAACAAAAGTTTCGACTTCTTTCATTGCATCTTCTGGTTTCTCATACGGTGCAGATGCGTATGCTTTAATAGCACTCGCGTATGTTTCGGTTGAAAGTCCTGCATTTGCGAACATAGAAGTAATTTCACTGGTAAGGGCTTTTTTGTTGGATTCTGCAAGCGCAGCTTTCAAATCAGCTAACTCCTTATCCACTGCTTCCTTTTCTTTCTTGCGTTCAGCTTCTAGCCGTTCTGCTTCGGTCATATTCTGCTTTTTCAACTCTTCCAACTCTTTTTCCAGGGAATCTGCTTTTTCAGCTTTTTCCTTCAGAGAAACATTTTTGTCTTTCTCTTTCTTAGTTTCAGCAGAAATAGAATCAAGAAGCTTAGAAACCTGTTCCTCGGAAGGTTCTGCAACTCCCATACCGATAAGTGCCTGTTTTGCCTGTTCTCTTGTCATTGAAATCTCCTTTCTTCCAGTCCAATACGCTTTTTCAACACGGTTCGCTCCGCACATGGTCTGTACCCGATTTACGCTCACGGGCTGTTGCAATTTATTTGATTTTGTGTATTAAAAAAGAAGCCTTAGATTTCTCTAAAACTCCTTAAATAATCGAAATTTGGTTCATTCTTCGTTAGATGGAGAATTTGCCATTGGTTCTGTTTTGGACGGATTTTGAAACTTTCCGTCAAGTAATTGCTGTGCTTTCTGCATTTCCGCTTCCGGGTCTGCCAGTTCCGGGTAAATAGTTCCCAGATACGGTAAACTCATTTCGTAGACTTTCTGCGGATCACTAAATAGCCCACAAGTAATCAGTGCAATAAGCGGATGAATTTTATTTTTGAACAGATAATCAAGTGCTTGTGCTTTTACAAGCATATTGTCTGTTGGGTTTCTGGTTATCTTTACATCAAAATCTCTGGTTGAGATATTAACATCATTTGATGTACTACGGATAATATTCAGAATGATTCTAGCAGATTCCTTTTCAGCTTCCTTGGTGAATGCTTCTACCAATTTTGCATCTCTTTCTGCGAAGTCCCATCCATTACGAAGGTATACAGCATTTCCTGTATCCCCTCCGCTATTGCTTTGGCGGTTTGGCATTGCTTCCACAATCAGCATGTTATTGTAGATATCATCCTTTGCAACCTGGCTCTCTGATTGATTCAATTCAGCGGTCATCAGTTCAACATCCGACTGACAGCCATTTCCAGTATCTTTAACAGAGATGGCGCCAAGTTTTACCATTTCCAAAAACTCGTTTTTATCTACCTCGCAGTTCTTGAACTTCATAAAGGATTGCACAAACTGTTCAACGCCATTTAATCTATCAGACTGGTATTTGTTGATTGCATCAAATAATGTGATTGCAATTTCAACGTCCGAAAGCCTGTCATGATTATTCGGGCATTCAACAATAGGAATCCCACCAAAACCGTTGATGCCATATTCGGTTACTTTTCCATTCGTGATTTTGAAAAACTGGTTCTTTGAATAGCATAAGTAGTATTGTTGCTCATCTTCATCCTTCAAAATCTGAACGGACAGCATTGGTTTTCCGTTCCTCTGCGAATATACAATGTAACAATCACCAGGATACGGAATAAAGATTCTAAACGGCGGTAAATCTCCGTTTTCTGTCCAGTCCTCTTCTTTCAGAATAGCCTTATAAGAAGTTCCTGTTGCACTTTGGTATATTGCTCTCTGGATGTTTCTTGCATCTGCATTGGCTTCATCCAGATAATCATTCAGCAAATCAACTTGCTCATTTATTTTTTTGTCTGCATTTTTCTTTTTACATACATATTGGATTGGTTCCCCGCAAATCTGTCCAGCTTTAAATTTTACAGTTTCAAATGCGTGATTTTCAACCACTCTGTTATTGACTTCTGGACGGACTATTTTGTTTCGGTATAATATCGGCTGATCGCCTTTCATGTACCGATACAAGTAATCAATCAATGTTCGATTTCTATTATGTATGCCAATTGTATCTGATACTACTTTTACTACATTTTGCGGAGTGATTCGGTCAACGCCTGTGTAGGCTACTTTTCGCCCGAAATCACCTCGGCATAAATCTACAAAATTCATTGTATTTCTCAAAGCCGAACCATCCTTTCTACAAAATAAAAAGCACTGGATGTTTTAATCCAATGCTCTACTTTATATTCTACACATATTAAAAGTATCTTTCAGTATACTTCGGTATCATCTTTCGAAACCTTTTATCTTTTTTATTTCTGCTATGGCTTTTAAATGCTTTTTTTTAATGTGAATCTCTGAATAACCCATCTCATCTGCAATGCGAACCAAAGATTTGTACTCAACATAGTGCTTAAATAATATGTCATATAGTAATGGGTCTTCAACCTGTTCTATAGTTCGGACTATTTCTTGTCTTTTTTGTAAAAATTCAGATATCATTTCTGAAATCTCTTCTCGCAGATCAAATATCTTCGCAATCATGTCTCCCATCGGATCACGTTTTACAGAAGTTTGCACCTTTTCCCCAACTGGAATTGCAGATACACTTGTGGAAAGAGAACTGAGCTGTTCTTCTTCGATAAGCTTGTTTTTGATTCTGTTATCATAATTTTCAATTTGTCGTAAATATTGAGCTGTAGTCATCATACTCTATCTCCTTCCCCACATAAAATTTTTGGTTGCTTTTACTTCTGCAAATCTTTTGCCGGCAAGCGTTATTGCAAGCTGCGTAACTCCATCGGCAGCGTCATCATGTTCATTATCACCAATATAGACGAATGTAGTTAATTCATCCATAGCCTTTTGATACTGTTTATTTTGATATTTCGGAGCCAAAAATATAAAATTTTGCTTAACATCCCCGGAATACTGATTTATTTTTTCTTTTTTTGCTTGTTTTGAAGGTGCTTTTGTACTGGTCGTGCTGCAAGCGTATTTATGTTCTTTCAACCGTTCATTTACATAATAGGCATACATATCGCCACCATTATTTGCTTCAAAATTGATGGATTGAATATTATTACCCATGATTCTTCCAACAACTAATGGCAATGTTCCTTCTTTTGGTGCCGTGCTGAAAATCCAGTCATAAATATACACATCTCCATTTTCGTATTCTGCGCCCACTGGCATTGATAAGCTATCACCGCCACCCCACGCAACATCACAGGCAGAAACATTTTTAACAAATCCACCTTCTGGAAGAACGCCGTTATAATATCTCAATTCGTCAGCTGCAAACACAATTCCTTCACGTAAGAAGGGCTTTTGCTGATATTTGGCTTCCCATTCGTTAGCGTCTAATCTAGCTTTCATATCGACATAATATTTTGTTGAAAATCCAACGCCATACTCATAATCGAAATTCGATTTACCCTCATCATTCAAAGCTGGAATTTTTCTAAACCGATACATTGGATTATCGTGATTTAGCTTCTCGATTTTTCCGAGAGGGTCATATAAATTCCATCTGGTTCCAACCATAAGCTCCCTTGCGCCGTCAATCTTACGGTCAACCATCTTATTCAGATATTCTTGATATGTATTTTCTAATCGGGTGGGGCTTAATGAATGTTGTCTATCTCTTACAAGGTCATCCACATACAAATAACCATCGGAAGAAATATCAACGGCACCTGTCCAAGTACCTTCAATACCACGGCAAGTCATTGTTGCAAATCTATCTGGCTTGTCCAGGTTTATTTCAAAATCATCAGCACTCTGTTTTTGAAGTTTCGACTGTGGAAAAATTTCACTATAGTTGTATTCCTGTGTATTAATGAGATTAAGAAGTTCTCCGTAAAATCCTTTTGCCAGTTTTCCAGAATGACCACCCATGGCACTATGGCTATTTGGTCTTTTACCCATTATCCATGACATAAAGAAAATACACATAGTAGATTTTCCAACACGGCTCGGAAGCGATAAACCGTAAAACTCTATCTTTCTTTCTTCCAAATCTTGTAGGTCTTGGGCTACCACATGTAGTGTTTTTCTTCGTGGAATATAAAATTTCTTGCTGTCTGGTCTATTTTTTTCCATATAAAGCAAGTAACTTTCAAATAAATGTGGTGCTTCCAATAACAAATACTGCCAGTAGATATCATCAAAGTCACCACTGCCAGTTAATGCAGCACACTTCTCTGCTATGTTATGTGAGTATTGACTTACTTTCATAGCCATTTTCCGTGCTTCTTGGTTCTCGTTGAAAGGAAGGTCAATATTCATATTTAAGAGCAAATCAAGGCAATCTTTTTGATTTTGATAGATTGTCATGTCACTACTGATAATCTGATTTAGGACTGTCCGATACCATTCGAGCGAGCCTTCTGTAATTTTTCCCATAAAAATAGAGCCAGACCTCCTTTCTTTTTAGGATTTAGTCTGGCTCTCATGTGGCTCTCTTGACTGGTTTACTTATTATTCAGCATTCTCATCAGCTGTCATATCTCTTGTATCTACGATTGTAGAAGTGTTACCTCCTTGAATCTTTGGTACTTCACCATTCCATTTATCAATTTTCTGTTTTTCAATCAGTTCGGGAGTAAGAGATTCTGCGATTTTTCTATTTGCTTCTGCTTCAGCTTCTGCTTTAATCTTAATAGCTTCAGCTTTACCTTCTGCATCAATTTTGGCCTGTTCCGCTTGGATAGATGCTTTCTCCTTTTCCTGTTCAGCAGCAATCAGTGCAACTTCTTTATCTTTATCAGCTTGTACTTTTGCTGTTTTAGCTTCAATGTTAGCAAGTTCAAGCTCCTGTTGAGCGTTCACTTTCTTCTGAATTGCAGCCTGTGTTTCATCATCAGTGGAAATGGAAGTAAAGTTTACTGTATCAATAATAATTCCGTATGGCTCAAACTTCTGCTTAAGATATTCGTCAAGTGCTTCATTCAGTTCCTGGCGTTTATCACCGAAAACATCTGTTACTGGATACTTTGCTGTTACTTCCTGCGTCCACGCTTTCATCTTAGGCTTGATAAAGGTGTTTTTTACGGATTCTCCTGATTGACCTTTGAACTGAGTAAACACATCGGTAACTCTATTTTGATCGAATTTATAAGAAAATTCAAGGTCAACTTGAAGCGATTTACCATCTGCTGTTGGTGTCTTGAAGCTTTCATCTTTTGGAGAATCGCCCTTATCCTCAGATGTAAGATAAGACTGCTCGATTCCAACGGAATACAGTGAAGTTTTTACTGTAGGTGAAATCAAATGCCATCCTTGTGTAAGTACATTCTTAGAGATTCCTCCGTTCATTTTGTACTCTACCGCAATGTAACCAGCCGGAACTCTCACACTGCACTTTGCAACACATATAAGTCCTGCAATGATTACAACAGCTAATCCAATTCCACCTAAAAGTCCTTTTTTCATTTATTATCCTCCTCTTTTTGACTTTCGTCTTTATTTAACTCATCAATAGCATTTCTGCCAATGTGGTTCAATAATTTACCTAGTGGCTGAAATAATTTGTAAAGCAGGAACCATACTACTGCCGCTCCGCATACCACTAGAAATATAAATACTGGGTTCATTCAATCACCTAACCTTCTGCAAATTTCAATAAAATCTGGCTTACTAAGTTCTTTCAGCTTGTTAGCATATTTTGGAAATTCATGTGTATATATCGGATGACCTAAAAGTTTTTCTGCGTATTCGTATGCAAGTTTTCGGTCATCCCCTGTAAGCATACAAATTCCTGTGTAGGTTTCAACTACTACCGCTTCTTGTTTTGTCATACATATCCTTTCTTGATAAAATCATCTTTTTAATTCTGAAAAAATATTTTCAATTACTTTCCACTCTGCGAATACTGCCATAAACAGTAATGGTACTGCCGAAAATCCCCAATGATTTTCAACCATTATTTGAATTGTGGCTATCAAATAATCTGCTACCCACTTGAATATAATAAAATTCGCAATTATCCAACATATTTTTCTTGCCTTCTTCACTCAATAGACCTCCATTTATTTCCACGGTATATTATCATTTTCGTGTTCCAAAAAGAAATCAACCTTGTCAACATATCCTTTAGCTATCAGTTTTTTTACACAATCATCAACTCTTACAGGAGATGTATACCTTGTAAATTCATTTGAATATACAGTCTTGGCTGTAATATTTCCGCATATTTTGCATTTTTTTACAATATAAGCATTTATATGAGTACCATTTCCGTAATCTATTCTGTCATAGCATTTCCCAATTTCCTCATATAGGTGGGAACATTTTTCTTTAAACCAATTCATACATTCACCTCACTGGAATCCCTAATTGTTTGTAGGTAAATACGGCAGTGTACTTCTTCCCACATTTGTAGCAAGTTTCTGTAATGGTGCAAGTCTTTTCTTTATCATTGCATTTCGATTCTGTATCCGAACTTTTGAACTTGCATCCACCTGTCAAAATACATTTAATCCGTTTTGTGTTCATCTTGTTCTCCTTGCAAAACTTTTCTGATGCAATCCTCAACAAGTATAAAGTCTTTATATGACATACGCATCTCGCAATTGTAAAAATGCTTTCCAATTTCATTTACAATTAATTTATAAATTCTAAACTTGGTTTCTTCCGAAAGTTCGTCCAGTTCCACAGGTTTAGTCTTTTGAAGTTCTGTCGCATCACTTGCAATCGCTTTAATAGCATCTTCATCAGGCACTTTTATAGAATTAATAGTTCTAACAATGTACGGAGTGTTTTTTGAACGCGATATAACCTTGCGCCATTCAGCAACAGTTCTTTCACCTGCGTCTTTCTGAATGAAAGTGTTCAAAGTGTTTCCCCTATAACATTTTATCACTGCATCATCATTTTTTATTTTTACTGAATATTCCTTTTGGAATTCAAACGCAATGTACTCAGTATAAAATTTTAAAACGGTCTTTGTAATTGGCGGATAAGATATAAGAAGAATTTCCTCGATATCAATCTGCGCATATGTTTCTATTCCAAGTTCGATGATCTCAATCGGAATCCTTTTAACCACAATTCTCATACATTCACCTCAAACTCTTTCTTGCAGTTACTTCCCTTGCACTTCAATTTAAGATGCCTAATTTTTGTTTCTGGACTAATCAGAAGTGCTTTCTTTTCGCAAAAAGGGCAACAGGCGTATTTCACTCCATTGATATTCCTCAATAATGCCTGTCCATTCCACGGTTCGGGTGGGTTCATGTATTCAGAAAAATCTATTCCTTCGGATTCTAATGCTGACTTAATGCTCATTTATTTACCTTTCTATTTCTTTTATGCTTTATTGGTCTTCCCTCTTTGGCTGCCCTTTTTATCATTCGCCGCGCAACAGATTTAAAAACATTATCAAATTTCCGTTTCCCTTTTCTTCCAGCAATTTGTCTAAATTTTGGCTTTTTATTCATTTTTAAGCAGTTATTTGGTATTTTCTTAAAACCAATTTTCATGGCTTCTTCAATGCTTATTTTTTCTTGATCCATTAATTTTCCTCCGCTTCGGAATCCCATGTATTTTACGGAAATTGTTCTGGTTTATTCGGTCTGGGGCAACTAGTGTCCAAAATAGTTCATCACTGAATTTACATTCAAATTCAATACTTAATGGCTTGCCTATGCTACAAAGTGTACCGTCCTCATTTCTGTGAAGAATACCGCCTTCGATAACAGTACCATCCGAAATTGAAATCTCTGGTATTGTTTCAATAACTTTTCCATTACATGTAAAGAAATGCTTTAATTCTTCCTTTTCACCCATATCAGCACATCCCTTTGTTTTTCCTTAAATTAGCGTATCGGTCAACTATAACATCTATTGTTGTATAAAGCTGATTGATTGTGATGCAATCGGACTGGTGCTGTCTGCGACATTTTGCGATTTCTACAGATTCATCATAAAATGGCGTATCTGAATTTTCACACACCTGCCTTTTTAAGTCATCGTTGTAACCGCACATTTTATCCAGTTCAGCCTGAAGCTCATTGATTTTATTATTTTTGTCTAAAATTTCATGTTGTTTCTTTTCACATTCTTCAGACAACCGAACAACCTTTTTTTTCAGCTGATCTACAGTCCAGTTTGCCATATCCTCAAATTTCATATTTACCACCTCTGTCTTCGAAAATTGTTTCTTCCAAGCATAAATTTTTCGGCTGAAAAATTATCCTCTACATCAATATGTGCTTCACGGTCTTGCACCTCATATCCGTTTGGAGTTAATTCAAGTTTTGCAGTATATTCAGCGCCACAATTAGTGCATTGCCATGTCACATTTAAAAAGAGTTCTTTTTCTCTAAAAGGTTTTGCGTAATCGGAATTTTCGCATTTCAATATTCCACCGCAAACAGGACAATTGCGTTTATCAAGTAAATCTAGCATTCAAATTCCCTCTTCTCCCTGTGCTTCATCTGACAGGCAATCATTTTAGCTATGTTTTCACGTTCCTGTTTTATGCCATGACCTTGTCGGAATAACTCACATTCAAGAATATTCCCGCAGTTTGAACATTCGTCTTTTATTTCTTTACCACATATCTCCATCTTCTTTTCTCTCCCAAAACTCACAATAACACTCTGGCTCTGTAAAGTCTGCGCAATATTTGCTATCACCATTGAAGCAAGCCCATGTGAAGTCATCATGTTTTCTACAATTCTTGCAACATTTTTCTTCCATAAACACCTCTTGTTAAAAAAAAATCCAGTGTGCCGACTTGAACGGCATAAACCTCCCAACGAGAAACACTGGAACTTTAAGGGGGAAAATGCAACTTCTGGCAATGGCAATTTGCCAGATAGAAACAACAGGAATCGAACCTGTGTCACATGATATTCAATATCATTGCTCTACCACTGAGCTATGTTTCTTTTTTCATCATAAAACGCTAAACTAGATGATTTTTTTAGAATCCCCGACTACCACTCCTCACGGGCATTGGTCTTATCTCTCTAAAAAGTTTTTGCACAAGATCGCTAGTGAGTTGCGTCTATATGCCTGCACGAATGCACACAAACGCATCCGCATTTATGTGCAAGAACTAACAATAGCTATGCTAAAGTAAGATATCCTATCTACACCTGGTAGATGGAATTGCAGGAGACGGATTCGAACCGCCGTTCTCAAGGATATGAGCCTTGCGAGATTCCACTTCTCTATCCTGCCGGAACCCGGAAAAACCGGGTTAGCAATAGGTTTATCGTGTTATGCTTTCCACTATCTACAAGTTTTAGTGCTGTAGATTCACTGGATATTTTTATGCGTCTTTGAACGGCATCTCTTGAAAACTCCTTTTATTAACGTGCGCTGCGTTAATGTTTTTAACTCCGAGATATACCAGCCGGGAAATCAGATCCATTTAGGCTACGCCGTATCGCACCTATAAATTTACCTAATCCACACGCTCAACTGGAAGTTTTTTCCACCCATATTACGGATGAATGGCATTTAGAAGAAATGGAAGCTCTGGGATTCGGACCCAGGACTTACGGCTTATGAGGCCGTTGCTCTTACCGCTGAACTAAGCTTCCTAAGATACCGAATTATTTGACCGCCATGACAAACAATCCGGCACTGTTGCAGTTCTTGACCGCCAGCTGCAACAAAGGTTTTCTGAAACGCTTTTGGATTTCAGAAAGTCTTCCGGGACATTTGAAGCCCCTTTAATCAGCCCCGTTGGGCTAGAAGGCCGAAGCGAAAGTTGTATGAAAAAGAAAAATATTTGCAATATGATAAATATTGCAAACTGGGCTAGCTGGATTCGAACCAGCGAATGCAGCAGTCAAAGTGCTGTGCCTTACC